CTTTAAGTTTGAAAGATCTAAAAATAGACAGATACCAACCCAATTATTAATTTGGCCATATTCAAACGATTTTGAATGGAAAACACAATCTTACTTTAATATTTAATAATATAAAACAAAACAAAACAAATATGAGTTTTTTACAAAATTACGTTAGTGAAGCTTGGTACATAAATTTAGATGATAGACCAGATAGAAAACAACACATGGATAATGAATTGTCAAAATATGGGTTAGAAAATTTTGTACAAAGATATAGTGCAATAAAGGCTGAGAATAGAACGCCACAAAATTGTGTTAAAGCAAGTGGTACATCACATCGAAATCTAATACAATATGCTAAAGATAATAATTTAGAAAATATTTTAATTTTAGAAGATGATATTTTTTTTAAAGATGGGACAATCACTCATCTTGAAAAGTCGTTAGAAAGTCTCTTTAAAAGAGATGATTGGGACATATATTATGTTAACGCGAATCTATTTGATAATCCATTGAATTTAATTGATGACAACTTAATGCGTATTCACGGTTGTTATTGTGTTCACGCATATATTATACCATCTAGGGCTTATGATAAAATGTTAGCTTACAATCCAGATGTTGACCCACCAATTGATGCCTGGATGACGCAGCAACCATTTAGTAAAATGGGTGGATATCCATTAATGATTTCACAAATCGATAGCGTTAGTGATAACGTAGGCGGATTTATTGGTTATGATAGTATTTTTACAAATGTATATTCTAGACCATGTATGACTATTTAATTGTTGGTGCTGGGTTATTTGGATCAATATTTGCCAGGGAACTGACTGATAAAGGATTTAAATGTCTTGTTATAGATAAAAGAAATCACATTGGTGGTAATTGTTATACTGAGACAATAGAGGGTATAAACGTACACAAATACGGCCCACATATTTTCCATACGTCAGACGATAAAGTATGGAACTATATAAATAAATTTTGTGAATTTAATCATTTTGTTAATAGACCTAAAGTAAATTATAAAGGTAAGATATATTCATTCCCTATAAATTTAATGACGTTATATCAAATCTTTAATGTTACAACACCGCAAGAGGCTAAAGACAAATTAGATGACGTTAAACATGATATAACTAACCCTAGAAACTTGGAGGATTGGGTGTTATCTCAAGTTGGTAAAGATATGTATGAAATATTCATTAAGGGTTATACAACCAAACAATGGGGTATGGAGCCAAAGCTTTTACCAACAAGTATTATTAAGAGGTTACCGATAAGGTTAAACTATGATGATAATTATTTTTTTGACAAATACCAAGGAATTCCAATAGGTGGCTATACACAAATTTTTGATAAATTATTACACAATATTGATGTAAAACTAAATGTAGATTATTTTGAAGATAAAAATTATTGGGATAATCAATCAACTAAGGTGGTTTATACCGGCCCTATCGACAGATATTATAATTATCTTTTTGGTAAGTTGGATTACAGAAGTTTAGAGTTTAAAACAAAAATAGAAGATTGTGATGATTTTCAAGGAAACGCCGTGGTTAATTATACTGATATTGAAACAGAGTATACTAGAATTATTGAACATAAACATTTTGAATTTGGTAAACAAAATAAGACTGTTATAACTGAAGAATATCCAAGAAACGAAGGTGAACCTTATTACCCAATAAACGATTCCGCAAATAACACAAGATATGATCAATACAAAGAATTAATGAAAAAAGATCAAAATGTTATATTCGGTGGTAGGTTAGCTGACTACAAATATTACGATATGCATCAAGTAATAGCATCTGCATTAAAAAGAGTTCAAGAAGAAATTAAAACGAACAAAACTTTTATCTAATAAAAAAACCTCCTATTTGGAGGTTTTCTTTTTTTCTTCCGGTTTTTGTAAACCTTTTTTAAGTTCATCTTTTTTAACATAATGACTCTTAGTTGCGTCTTTATGTTTGTCTAAGATTTTCTTTTTTTCTTCTTCAGATAAATCAAATAAATTGCTCATATTAAATTGTTTTTTTATTTTTTATTTTAATGCATTCTTCTTTCTTAGTTTTTAATACCAAGCATTTTTCATAGTCTTCAACAAGTTCAAACACTTCTAGTAACCTATCAATTATCTCTATAAATAAATCTAGGTCCGTATTATAGCTTAATACACTACTACTAGAATGGTAAACAAAAATTCCTTCATTGTCAATGGTCTTTACGAAATCATATATCATATAGACGTCATTATCATCATAGTTACCTACGTGTAAAATTCTTGTAGCTTGTAATAAAAAAGAAACTGACATACTGATAAATAGTGACTTAAGTGTTACTAAGCTTTTTGTCTAATATCTTGAAGCATTCAAAAAACCCTTCTTTTTCAATATCATCCCTAGACTCCTTTGAAAATTGAGTTGGGCCAATTATATTACCATTCGTTAAAGAAATGGTGTAAACCCAGTGATTAGGGTTATACATTTCCAGTGTAAGAAATACCTCTTGCTTATCAAAGAATCTATATAATTTTTTAATATCATATGTGTCTAATGTAGAAATGCTTAACACACCAATATTAGGAAACATTGATTCGTTAAACTTCTTAAACGCATTTGGATACAAATATTCAATACAATACCAATCTAACATAATATCAATATAATTAAGTGATGTTAACTTTTGTATTATAAATAAGTGATTTTGAAAAAAAAAGATATAATTATTGGTTATTAACGATTAAGAATGAAGATACGTGAGTTTTATTTGAATGACGAGACCGAGGGCCTCTACATTGAGTTTTCAACAAAAAAAGATGGTGAAGACTATTACAGGATACTGGACTTAAGTTATGATGATATTATATTTTATTCACCAACAATTGTTGAAGATCTTTCAGAGGTTGATGATGAATTTATTATTGAACTTATAACAGAGTATTCAAAGCATAATGAATTACCAGAAGAAATAAATTTGTGATATTTATATTATATGACATTTCTAACAGAAGACCAAAAAGATAAACTTAAAGATTTTGTAATTTTTGCTAAAAATCACTTAGGGCTTAAAAACGCCCCTAAAGTTGTTTTGCAAAATGGTAGAAAAGACCTAAAAACTACCGCAAATTATGATTATACTAAACCAGAAAAGGTTGTTAAAATAAACGCTAAAAACAGGATGCTTGTTGATGTGATGCGTAGTATTGCTCATGAGTTGGTACATCATAGACAGTTTGAACAAGGTAGGTTAGGTGTTAAACCGCCGGATATTGGTGGTGAGATAGAAGATGAGGCTAATGCGGTTGCTGGTCAAATCATTAAATTGTATGCCCAAGAAGACCAAACCATATATGACGAATAATAAACCTTTCAAGGTCTATTTATTTTAAACTCTAAATTCCGTATATTTTATTGATCCAAATAAAAGAAAACGGATTTTTTTTATATTTATAATACATGAAGTTAGTTATTTCGGAAAAACAATTGAATGAACTAGTGACCCAGTTAACCCTGAATAAGGAAATAACTGAGCAGGGTGAAGGTGAAGGTGCTCCAGAAGCTGGTACGTCTAGCGATGGTGAACAAAAAACCGGTGCTTCTAAATGGGAGAGTGGTGTTACTAGAGGCGCCGCAAATCAAATTGGTGTAACCAAGTGGGCTGACTCATACAAAATAACAAGAGGTAGAGCGAATCCATTGAGTGAGCAAATTACGCCACCTAAAAGTTCAAGATTACGAACGTTTCAATTTCAACAACCGACAGCTGGTTCTGATTATTTTGCGTCAGTTAACGCACAAAATAAAAGAAATATAGAAGCTAGAATGATTCCTGTTACGGGGACAAAACACTTATATCGTTCTGACGATGGAGATAATTTATTTATTAATCTCATTAGTGGGGATATTCCAGGGGCGCTATTAGATTTGAGAGAGCTTTTAATGACCGATGCTGCGATTGCGGCTGAAATAGCGATAAGTGTTATTTTTTCAGAAACAGTTGTTGTACCAATTGCTGTTGCGGCATTAAATGCTATTGTTTTATTGAACGATTTATATCTTTTAGATTATCAAGGTCAAGAAGATGAAGATGCTGTTGGTAGAGTAATTCAAGATCTTCTTGTTCTTGGTTCTATGGGTGCAATTAGATTAGGTCAAGGTGGTATTAAAAAATGGTTGGCAAACCGTGATAATTTGAGGAAGTTGGTTATTTTAAGGGGTAAAGTAAAACCAATAATAGATTATGTTAAAAAATTATTATCAGGACTTAAGGTACCACAAGCTTTACAAAAATTTATTCAAAAAACAATCGGGCTTCTTGAAAAGGTATACGGTTATGTTGATGATCTAATAAAAAATAATCCTTCGACAACAGCTAAAGTAGTTGTAAAAATTTCAAAAGGTGTTGCGGCGGGATTTATTGGTTTAGTTGGAATAAAAGCGTTGAATCGTTTACTTGGTCTTGACGCGAATTCAAATAAAATTCAAGAAAATCCAGAAGAAGTTTTATCTGGGCTTAAATTAACACAAGAAAAAAAGGAGTATTTGGTTAAAACCCAGGCTGATATAGAAAGTTATAGAAAATCTGGTAATTTTGCGGCCGTAGCAAAGAAAATTGCGGAAATGAATAAGAGCAGTAGACCCTGTCTAATAAACTTTTACAATAAGGGTTTATTTAAAGTAAAAGCAACCACAAATCTTGGGGATGTTTATATTATAAACGGGAAGGAATATTATACAACTAGATTTGGTATTTTTCAAGTTGACACAAATCAAGAATTTAAATGCTAATTTAAATATTTATATAAAAAAGATTAAAATAAAAAAATGGAAAATAAAGCACTATTAGAAGAAATAAAAAGAATGCATGAAATTATTGGTATTAAACCAAATATTATTTCAGAAAACTCAGAATCGGTAGAAGAATCTGGCATTCCAGGGACATCACAATTCGCTAAATATCTTGCTAAAATATTAGTATCTGATGTTATTACGATTGGGGCTAAAAGCTACACTAAAGCTGAAGTTAGAGTAATTCTTAATAAAGTTGGTTTGAGATCTTTAAGCACCAATGAAATTGCTGTTGTAAAAGAAGCCACTAGTAGGGCTATTGCTAAAGATGCATCAAAAAGTGTGTTAAACACTATCGCCAAAACATTTGTCAATGATTTAAAAGCAATTACTGATGACGCTGTAGCTGAAGCACAATATCAAGAATTTAAAGCGACATTTAATACAATTTTAAAAGATACTGACGCACAACTCTTAGATAAAAATATTAAAGCGGAAGTAAACAAAATTGTTAGACCAATTAAACCAGTGGACTTAACACAAGAAAATTTTTTAAAATTAGTTAAAACGATAGATGGTTCAAAACTTAAAGATTACAATAAAGTAACGAGTGAAGCGATTGCAACACTTAGAAATGAACACCCAACTTTAGGCACAACTGATTTAATAAAAAAAATACTAGAAACTTGCCCACAAAAAACTTGGACTCCAGAATTTATTTTGAAAGTTGCAGGCAAGGCGTTTGATTATTCTACAGAAAAAGCTGGTCAATTTGCAATGTTTGCTGTTGAACTTGGCAAAAAAATACCTTTAGGTAAAACAGCTGGACTTGCTACGCTTGGGGTTGTACTTTATGTTGCCTATAAAGGAATTGAAGAAATGGGTACAAATAAAAATTGGTCAGCATTTAAAAAAGATTTAACAAAAATCGTTGAGAAATATTCTTGTTTAGGTGATAAAAATGGAAATCCTAAGTTTGTTGTGCCGGGTGATACCGCTGGTGAATATATCGTGAAAGATGGGGCTGGAAACAGTTACCCAACAATTTGGAAAGAAGACGTGTTATATTATATCGACAAGAAAACAAAAAAAATAACTGAACCAGTATCATGTCCATCATAAATAATAAAAAAATAAACGAGCAGGTAGCCTCCCCAAGTTCTACCAACACAAATACAGGCGGTATTACACCACCTGTAACTGGTACTGGGACTGGTCTTGGGGTTTTACCACCCACAGGTAGTGGGGGGTCGGCAACGACAACTCCTGGGTCAGGTGTTTTTGCTTGTATTGAAGCAATACACCCTACTGGTAGAAGATATACTGCAGATAAAGGTCAATTACATATTGAAAAAAATGGTTCTAAACACGTATTCTTCAATAACAAAACATTTGTATTTTTAGGTGGGGCAATAACAAAACATGTTGGGTCATGGGTTTGTGATGGTGCTTCAGGGTATAAAATGACTTTAAAAAACGGGCAAACATATTCTTCAAAAGAAGGTAAATGGACACCAATTCCAACGTCAACACCAGCACCAACACCGGCACCAACACCAGTGCCAACAACTCCAGGTAAAACAACACCAACAACACCAGATAAAACAACGCCAACACCAAACAGAGCAAAAATTGTCACAAAAAGTCCACAAAATCCAAATGTTTCTGGATCTGACGCGATCATTTATTAAAAATACAAATATTTATAATTGATAGTCATGGTTTGGTCACCGTGAGTTGATAAAATAAATTAAACGAAAAGGAGGTATTCGATCTCGGCAAAGGAGCTTTAACGGCTCCTTTGTTCGTTTAGATAGTTACCAAACAAAAAACCCCTACATTTCTGTAAGGGTTAGAGTGGAGGTGACGGGAGTCGAACCCGTGTCTTGCTCGCCATATCGTAGATGGCCTACACGTTTATTCTATTATTCACAATAGACAAATAAAAGGTTCTAATTTTTCCATCATTACCTATAACTGTGGGAGGTTCACTTTTATTGAAGTAGCACCTCTAACGAGACTCCTGACACTCTAGAGTGGTATCACACTTTGAAGGCTTCTGTTCCAAGGTTATACGCCAGTCGACCCGTTGTAGAACCTAACTTGGTTAGGCTGCTACTTTGGTAGTTGCTAGTAAACCAGCTACTTCCATGTTGTTGTAAACGTTGCCGTCTAAAAATTTTCCACCATAGATTTAAGTCATAGATGAAGTCTGACTACGTGCCCATTTACCATATCAACGCCAATCAATACCAGACACCCCCATTATTTTAAAGAACTCTTGCAAAGATATAAATATAAACACAAATTACGAAACTTTCAACGGAAAGTTTTTTTCATACAATGCTTCAAATAAAAATTTATTCTTTTCCCATTTTTTGTTAACCATACCAATTGATTTATGTGTTACCATGATCTTAGTTGTAACTCCGATCTTAACGCCATCTAAATGGTTTTCAACACAGATTGGTAAATCATAAAAATGAAACCCTTCAAACTGTTCATTGAATTTATGTTTAATTCTACCCCTATGTACCATAATGAATAAACCATCTACAACAACAACCTCTTTCAGTTTTTCTGAGTAAGATTCTTTAGAGTAATGGTTAACATGTCGTTTACCTTCATGCTCATGCCCAACAACCCCATACATAGATGTTCTGTCTTGCCACCACATACCACTCAATAAGTTATCGGTACCAGCTAAACCAATTATACCATACTCTGGATTGGTTTCAAATAATTTAATTACTTTGGGGGTAATGTTCTTTGTTTCCAAAACAAGATCATCATGCATAAAAACAATAATATCATTCGTTGCTTCATTCAATCCTTCGTTATATATTTCTGGTAATGATGAAACACCATCATTTTCGTAAACCAGTATTTGAGTTTTAGGGTGTGAAAACATTTTTTCAACATGCTTTAGATATGTGTCATCTATTTTACGTGTTGATATTACCACACTAATTGGTTGATTAATTTTCGACATATGTTGCAATTATTTTACCGTCAACCTCAGTTAGGTCAACAATGATTGGTTTATTTATTGGTTGATATCTATCAGTACAAATGGATGCGTTAACATATAATGTTTCATCAATCTGTTTATAACCATACCCCTCATGAATATGTCCAAAAACATTTAAAGAAGGTTTAATACGTTCCATGTGGAACCGTAATAATTCACATCCAACATTTCTATTTGGTTGTCTAAAATTATTCACCAAATCTAATATTCCGTTAGGTGGCCCATGAGTAATTAATACATCCGTATCGTCAGGTATCATACTCCATTTCTGTTCTAATTCATCACCTTGTCTAGGTAGATTAAAAGCCCAATCATAAAACCATGGTTGCCACGGAGTACCGTAGAATTTAATTGGTCTAGAAAATTTCGGATCTTCAATTGTGAACTCACTATCTTCTAAATAAACAATATTTGATTGAGCTAAATTTTCTTCAAACATTAAATGACGTAACCAATCATAATCACGACTATGATGTGGTTTGTTCACCTCTTCGAAACAATGATCGTGATTTCCGGAAATAAATATTTTGGTGTCAAATCCTTTTATGTTTTGAAACCAATGAACAAATTCAGTAACATCACCTTGACCACCACGATTAGATATGTCTCCAGCGTGTATCAGAACATCACCTGGAGGGATTTTGTGAACCATACCATCTTGCAATGTATGTGTGTCCGATATGCAAACTATCCTCATAGCATTAATATATGTAAAATTATTTTAAAAAACAAAAAAAGGACTAAATTTCTTTAGTCCCTTATTGGGGCCAACAGGTTAATGCCGACGAATCCACCACTTAGTTTTTAGAAACTAAGAAAACTATGCATCGAGTAACTTAGAAATCGCTTCAAGTTCCATTTGTGCTTTCAACTCTGGGGAGATGATAGCGTTTAAACGAGATTCAATTTCTGCTAACTCTTTACGTTTTTCCTGAATAGAAATTTGATTAACTCTTGTTTGAAAATCATTTTTCCACTCATCGACTGAAAAGCCTAACCAGGTGAATTTATAATCAACACCCAATTCTTTTGCTGCGTTTTCAGATTTTTCTTTTCGATCAATAAGAAATGCGAACATTTCTACTACCTTTCTAACATCAGTTAATGTCTGAATGTTTATGCGATCATGTGCTGAATTTGCGGAATAACCAAAGTTACCCGCGGTTAACCAACATGGTCTTTCTGCTTTTTCAATTGCTAATTTTTTTTCTTGTACCGATTCAAAAAGCGTTTTTACTTTTTCATCTGTTGTTTGTTTTGTTGTCATTTCTTGTTGTTTAAAATGTCGTTTATTAATAATGTTGGAAACTGAATGAGTAAGTTTTTAATTTACAGTTTAAAGTTAGAAGTAACTCAATTCATAGCCAACGCCGTTCTCAAGGAACAGTAAGTTTTGATGGAAATTGTGCTGGTGGTTGCTTTGGTTGATATCAGGGGACTGAGCCCCTGACGATGATTTAGAAGTAACCAGATCACGGTTGTTATGTATATGTTATAACAATTCGTGCCCACATAGCCATCATTATGTTTTGCGGAAAGAGTGTGTCTAACGTGTTATCATAGTTGTAAGTTAGAAGTAAGACCCTTGTTCCAATACTTTTGTCTATTCTAGGGCCAACTAGCGGAGCCATCTAATGTCTCGGGTAATTGGCAGTAGACTATCCTCTTGGAATCTCACATAGCCGCAATAATATTATTTTAAAGAACTAAATTAGTGGAAAGCGGGCGAGTGTGTTTTCACCAAATTGAAGTTTTAGAAGTAACTCCACCCATAGCCACAATATTTTTAAAAGATAGGGATCTTACACCCCCATCAGTTTTCCAATTTCTTCATAAGAAGTCATAAAGTCTTCCATTTTGAAATATGTGTCAACATTCGAATCCAAAGTTACTTGACGACCTCTAGCCTCTACATGTAATAGAGCCAGATCATACACACTAACTTTTGGTAACTTAGAATATTGTTCAACAAGTTTCAATGTGTTTTTAACATCCCCACTAGCTGTAAACCAACCATCCGAATCTATATCCAACATAATGTATTCTTTGGTATATAAATCAATGATAGCGACCAATGTACTTGCTGATGTTGACTCTAATTTAGAACAACTTGATATCGTTTCTGGCAACCATGTTTTATTTGATTCCGGAAACTCTCTTTCCATTATTCCAAATGAACTCTCAAGTGTGTTTAACCCACGACCGTTATAATTTCTAACATCAATAACAACATACTTAAACCCACGTGATTTTGCGTCAGCAATATCAATGTCAATATACTCAGCACAAGCGCCTTGACGATGTCTAACATCACCAGAGTGAACCGAATTACCAACTTTCATATTACTGAAAGAAAGAACATCTGTTTTATCTCCAACAAAGGTAACACTTAAATCTAAATCTTCACGACCAACTTTATCATACCAATGTATAAATGGTCTAATAACTTTAGCATCAAGGTTATCAAGTGGTACTCTTTGGCCTCTTAAAATTGGTTTAGATGAAAAGCTCATGCTTCGCATGTTTGTTGGTAATGGGATTTTTTTCAATTCCTCATCGATCCAACAATCACCTAATTTATCCAATGTTGAAAACTTATCTCTAAGTGTTTCAAAAAGTTTTGAATGAATATTTTCAACAACATTATTATCTAATGCTTTCAATGACGGTAACAGTGTTTTTTTCCTAGCACCTTTGATCATAATTGAACGATCGTTATTATCTTCCAAACGATTTTCAAAGTGACCATACATCTCAAACAATACTTTATTTGATGTTGTTTTAACCGCTTCACTAAAATATCTCATAATAAGATTGGTATCTTTTGGATTAGAACGGATTAACCAATCTAATTTTCTTGAAAATTCACCAGGTTTTTGTGAAAGAACTTTTAATCCTTCTTCTAAACCATTATTGAACGCCTCATTTAAAACACCATACCAAGTCTTAACTTTTTCATTACGAATAATATTAAAACTATTAGCCGCTTTTGGAAATAATTTCTTGTACTCCATTGGATGAAGAATTTCACCAAGACGAACCCATCTTTGATCTTTCAACGCCATTTCTTTTGGATCACAATTAGTTTGCTCTAATAAACCTAAAAGATACTTACGATCCTTACGAGTAAACTTTTTAAATTTAAATTTAACTCTTTCAGGATTTAAAATTCGTTGTGTTGTCCAAAGACTAGCGCGAACTTCTTTTTCTGGTACTCTAGGTAAACTAATATCACCACCTGACATATGTACAGCAATACGCAATACATCTGTTGGTGTTTTAACTGGTAAACCCTCAATACCCATTGCAGCTAATGTGCAAAGATTTTCTTTAAATGGAATGACATTAGGGAAAATAAGTTTTTCACCGCTTTCAACAAACCATTTAACAATCTCCATGTCTTGTGGAGATATTGATGTATTGATTGATACCAAATCAGTAAAAATTTGTGAAAATCTTTCTTGCGTTGCAAACTTAATCATATTGTATTTGACATTTTCAAATGCAATTGGTTTTTCGTATGTAACAGTAGATGGTTCCCAATTACCATTAGACCAATAATGACATATAGCATTAAAGTATAATTCGAAATCGGACATTGACATAACCTCTTGTGGGAAGTTTTTGTACAATGGTTCGTAATTCCTATTACCACCAGTAATGTCTTTCAAATAAGAAAGAACTTCATTATTAAAATTTGTAATATATGAAAGATCTGATTTTGATAACGCTTCGAAAGCGTCTTGATCTAACATGTAACCCCAACTCATTAAATGAGCTTGTACGGTTGCTGTAGCAATTCTATTATCCATCCCGTCGTTAGATGGTGCTATGAACCCCTTTTTTAGTGCGACGATATTTCTTTTCAAATCCATGTCGTAAAAATTGTTGTTATTATTGTTGTGAGGACAAATGTACAATACTTTTTTTAAAAAACAAAGAGTTTATGAAAAAAAAATTAAATCGTGTTTCTTTTGAATTCAATATTGTTTAAATTCGGCTCGTCATCATAGCCAAAAAAAACACATTCTTTTTTAAACATGTTACATACCGTTATATAATCATTAACAGTAATTTCATTATAATAGTAATTAGGGTTTTTTGAATGATGATATTCAGATAAAAAATCATTAAAATAAGCATGAAAAACCATAAATAAATGGTCAGTGTTTTTTGGAAAATCTTTTAGAAAGGGAAATGTTTTTAGGTCGACCTTACTAACATTATCTTTTTTATGTATACCAAAGTTTGTTATACCCCGACTCATTAATAAACTTTTATTTAATTTTATGGTATCGCTAATGTCCTCAACTCTAAAAAATTTATAGTTTCGATTTTCAAACCTAGCGTCGTACTCTTTTCTAATATTAAGATTTAAATTTGCTCTCATTCCTTTATCACCATTTCTTTTTAAAAAAAAAGAACTTTGCGGTAAAAAATGGGTATCAGTTGAATTATTTATAAAAATCCTATACTTTTCAATAAATTTTTGTAATGAATCAATTTCTAAATCACCAAATATTTTTAACGATTCGTCCATCAGGGATAATTGATCTGCTGTTAGACTGTCCAATCTATCAACATCAAATAATCTTTTAACCTTTGCATACCAATTATATGATGAGAAAAATCTATCTATAGGGTTTCTTACAAATAAAAAACAATTTTCTTCTAACTCATCATTATTAGATGTGTTATTAAATTCAATTGAATTTAATTCCAGAATTTCTACTATAGTTGAGTATATTATAGTATTACCAGATTTATGTGGTACAATAATACTTAATTTATATTCGGGTATGTTTATATGCATATGTTAACTATAAATACCTTTAAATTCGAACTAGTTGATTAGCTGCGTATGTTGTTAAAGCACCGAAATGTTTATATCTAACTTTATACCCCATACCTTCAACTAAACCAACAGCTTGTCTTAATACAGCGTTTGATTTGTACTTTGGATCTGGATTTAAATCAATATCAATATATGTTGCTTTTGGTAAACCGTTTTCTTTCATCCATTCAGCAATTTCAATCGATCTCCAAACTTCATTTAATAATCTAGACGGTGTATTATATTCCATCGGTAATGTTTCACGATTACATAAAACGTGTGCCCCCTTTCCAGGAGTGTATAAAGCAATTACAACACCATACACGGTTTTTTTATGGCTATAACATTGTGAGTCAGAACCAATAAGAATTTCTACGTTCTCCCTTGTTGATATGTATTCCCTAACATATTCAATCAAGTTCGGAATCACAATTCCGTGAAGTGTTTTAAATTGTTTCATTTCATTTCATTTTACTTAGTTTATTTTATAAATGCTGTAGCGGATGGATTCGAACCACCAAGGTGAGATTCAATTAGTAACATTACGCCGGCCGGCTGGTGGTCTACCCCATATTACTAATCTATTTCTTTGTCACCGCCCCCGAGACAGGAGGGCACGTTTGCCAATTTCGTCACACTACAGTATGTAGAGAGTAAGGGGCTCGAACCCTTGCGCCGGTTTAACCCGACCTATCTGTTTAGCAAACAGACCCCTTCACCAACTTGGGTAACTCTCTATTGTTGTCCCTTTAGGATTCGAACCTAAACAAACTGCACCAAAAACAGTTGTGCTACCGTTACACCAAAGGACATAATGAGCGGATTATCGGGCTCGAACCGATCCTATTTCACATTGGAAGTGTGATGCCATACCAACTAGGCGAAATCCGCATTATTTTCTTTAAAATGTAAATCCCTATGACAATTAGAACATAGAACGTCACATTTTTCAATTTCATTTAATATTTTACTTTTACTACCCCTTCTAATTAAAGTAGAAACCTCGATATCTTTTTCTTTAGGGTCTCTATGGTGAAAATCTAAAACCCAATATCTATCTTCACCACATTCGACACATTTTAATGTTTTTTTATATTCAATAAACCATTCAACCATTGATTTAGTAAAGACTTTAGCTTTATCAATATATTTTTGTTTATTTTTTTCATAATGAGTTTTTCTATATTCACTCTGACATTTTCTACAGATATGTTGAAACATTTTTTCTTTTCTATCATATCTTGATGCGAAATGTTCGTCATTTAACGGTAATTCAATTTCACATTTAGGGCATATTTTTGTTTTCATATCTATAAATACTTCCAAATATTAAAAAAACTTGGAAGTACCTCTAAGAGCGAAAGACGAGATTCGAACTCGCGACCCTTACCTTGGCAAGGTAATGCTCTACCGACTGAGCTACTTTCGCTTGGAGAGGGACAGGTTATTTATACCTTTTCGGGACTCCCTCAGACCCATCGAGCCTCCAGTCGGGCTCGAACCAACGACCTGCTGATTACAAATCAGCTGCTCTACCAACTGAGCTATGGAGGCAATTGTAGAAGATACTGGAATCGAACCAGTGACATCTTGCATGTAAGACAAGCGCTCTCCCAACTGAGCTAATCTTCTATTTGGTGGACCAGCCTGGGCTCGAACCAGGGACCTATTCATTATGAGTGAAGTGCTCTAACCAACTGAGCTACAAGTCCAAATTGTGGGAGTAAGTGGACTCGAACCACTGAACTCGATGAGGGAAGATTTACAGTCTTCTGCAATTGCCACTATGCGATACTCCCAATTTATTGTACCCTAGGAGGGACTCGAACCCTCAATACTTTCGCGCTAGATCCTAAATCTAGTGTGTCTACCAATTCCACCACCAGGGCATTGTTGCGCCCTCTCCTGGACTCGAACCAGGAACCCACGCATTAACAGTGCGTTGCTCTAACCAACTGAGCTAAGAAGGCAATAATGTCGGGATAGCAGGATTCGAACCTACGACCTCTTGGTCCCAAACCAAGCGCGATACCGGACTACGCTATATCCCGAAAATAAAGATAATGTTGGAATACCCGTCTCGTTCCAATCTTAACTGCTTAGTAATAGTTTTACGATGCATCGGCAGAGGGTGCTGTCTGTTTAAGAGCTACCATGATTTGTCGACAATCATAATAACATCAGACCATTATCTTTGTGATTCCATCAGGAGTCGAACCTGAAACCTACACATTAGAAGTGTGTTGCTCTATCCAATTGAGCTATGGAACCATTGTACCTAGGGCGGGAGTCGAACCCGCACGAGCGATTTGCCCAACAGATTTTAAGTCTGTCATGTCTACCATTCCATCACCCAGGCATTTGGCTTTTCATCATGTCAAAGAACTATGTTTCAAATATAGAGATAAAATATTAGAAAACAAAAAGCCCGAACATTTTTTTAATTTGTTCGGGCTTCATTTATAATCGTAAAAATTTTTTACATCTCTATAAGATCCGAACATAAGCAATATAACGGTTGCACACCATACCCATTACCATTGTTAAGGGGTCTAGTACTAAGCGTTAATATGTTATTTATATTCGTCATCGTTGTAATAAGTATACGTAAATTTACAAAAGTTTATTTTAATTGTAAATATTTTTTTATTTTAATATCTACCAGGTCTAAAATAAGGTGTGTAAATTTTACCTCTTTTTATTCTTTCTTGAAATCTTGGATGTGTTTTATAGTAATATTGTCTTGGTTGATTTTGGTGTATCCATAATCTTTTTTCATGAATTGATAACCTACTTGGCATCACAATACAACCACACATTGAGATCGCAACAATTAATAATAAAACAATCTTCTTCATACTAATAATGTTTAGTAGCCCGTAGGGGAATCGAACCCCTCTTTCCAGGATGAAAACCTGACGACCTAACCGATAGTCGAACGGGCCAAATAATCACTCAAATGGGTATTTGTTATAATATCACAATTGTTGCGTTATACTCCGGTTAATTACTCCGTCTGTACCCAACAACTTTATGTTGGCTTATAATTGGCTATTTTATTATAACTCACATTTTTATTTGTGATTAGCGGAAGGAGTAGGATTCGAACCCACGGCCCCTTTCAGAGCTCTGGTTTTCAAGACCAGCGCGATAGACCAACTCTGCCATCCTTCCAATTGTCCCACAGCGAGATTGTCTGTGAGTAGTTATATCGGTTTTTACTGTTTGAAAAACCTGCTGGGCATCCCCGATTAAAAAGTCAGTTCAATACGTTGGTGGTGCTGAACCTTGCTACCATTATTCCAAATCGAAATTCCGTAGGTGGAAATTTTTTATCCCCATCCATTGTTAAATGAGTCTTGGATGAAAGACTACCGAGTATCTCTTACTCATTGCGGTCCCACCGGGAATCGAACCCGGCATACCGCCGTGACAGGGCGGCGTTATAGCCGATTAACTACAGGACCGTTTATAGGTTTTTCGTTCGCATTTGAACATCATAACCGATTATCTCTAACCGGCGGTTACATTTTCGTCAATTGGTTAATTACTCCCGACTTATATGTTACTCTACCCGCACCGCTTTGATACCGCGAATCAAGACAGCTTTTAGGGACTCATATACCGTGGGCTTCCACCACAGTCTTCACCTATTGTTGCGAGAGAGGGAATCGAACCCCCGACCTAAAGGTTATGAGCCTTCCGAGCTACCGCTGCTCTATCTCGCGATATATCTTCAACAAAAATAAATAAATAAATCGAATAAAAAAATTATTCAGACATATTTTTTGTTGCGGGACTGGGACTCGAACCCAGAACCTCGGCTTATGAGACCGATGAGATAACCATTTTCTACGCATCCCGCAATATATGGGGTGTTTAATGGGATTTGAACCCATACCAACAGAACCACAATCTGTCATGCTAACCATTAACACCATAAACACAGAGGTCAATGTTGGAATCGAACCAACTCCGTTAGTTTTGCAGACTAACTGGCCTCCACGACCAAACTGACCTAATAAGAGATCTCACAAGGATTCGAACCTCAATCATCTCGTCCGTAGCGAGACGTTTTTCCATTAAACTATGAGACCATTTTTATTAAACTCTTCTTCGGTGCCAATTCTTATTGGAACAAATAATGCGAACCCATCATCATCTTCAAAATGGTTGCATTTATCTTCAAAGACATTTCCAAATTTTTCCCTGTTATAAACAAATTGTTCTCCATTCCATTTAGCAACCCTAGCTCTCCTATGTTCACCAATATAAATTTGACCAACAACCAAATCTTTTTTAGGAATAGCACCAGCTTCAATTAGTTTTGGGACATAATACTCTTTCCATTCTTGAATATCTACTTGAGGTAATTCAGGTACATCCACAGGCGTATTGATTTTGGGTAAATTTTCCCAATATTCTTTTATCCTTTTTTTTCTTTCCTCTCGGACTTGTATAAGTTGAGCATCTATTTTTAACTTATACCCTAATTCATTATTTTCCATTTTTTTATTTTTAAAATTTTGCACGGATAGAAAGATTCGAACTTCCATCAAAGGTTTTGGAGACCCGTATGCTACCGTTGCACCATACCCGTGTGTTGTGATCCCGAATGGACTCGAACCATTGACTCCCTCATTAAAAGTGAGGTGCTCTATCCAGCTGAGCTACGAGATCATTATGTGGAATCTACAAGAATCGAACTTGTTCCTTCGGATTTTCAGTCCGACGTACGCACCAGCTATACAAAAATTCCTTATGTTGGAATAGATGGACTCGAACCATCGACATTCACCGTATCAGGATGACGCTCTAACCAACTGAGCTATATTCCAATTCTGTGGACACGTTGGGAATCGAACCCATTCACTCTGATTGCAAATCAGGTGGTCTGCCATTGACATCCGGCCCATAAACAAAAAACCCCGAGATTTTTAAGTCTCAGGGTTTTAATATTTTTAGTTAAAATCTACTTTTAACTTAATACAACATCTCCGAGACTATTATGCATAGCGCGCTCATCCGCCCATTTTGAACAGATTGTAAACGACATTGTATGTGTAAATTGTCTCATTGAATTTAGTTTTATCTTTTTTCTTTTACAAAGATACCAATAAATATGTATATAATCAAGAAAACTTAAAAAATAAAATTATTTTTTTTTAATAAATTAATGATTTACCTTATATTTTAGTAAATATTGGCCTTCAAATTGCCTTGACGATATTTATTGTTATGGCAAATAATAATAGACTAAATGTGTCTCTGATACCCATTTTTGTGGTATTAGGGTTTTTTGGGATGTATTCTTACATCGTAGATCCTTTACAGGAAACAAAGGCGGTATACATTTCTGGGGTAGAAAATAACATCAAAATTGGTAAACTAACTAATAATAGAAGTTTAGCTTTTGGTGCTAAAAACATTTTCCAGGAAATATTACAAGATAAAGATTTTATAATTGTTGAAGACGCAAAATCAGCTGATTTAATCTTTAGTGCGGAAATACTATACTTTGATGTAAATAAAACTAAACGAAATATCTCCGTATTCCATTCTGATGTTGAAGAAACGTTGGTGGTAATGAGGGGTAAGTTGAGTGATAAGTCTGGTAAAAAACTTAAGGAAGTTGTTGCCGAAGAATCTAGCTCAGAGATTTCAACATCGACATTAATAACAGACGAAGGTAGTGATAAAGTAAATCAACAAGCACTATCGTCAGCAATAAAGAAGACCTGCGAGTCTTTAATTAATAAAGCATTTTTTAATAAAAAATAATATGAAAAATTTAATTTTATTTATTGGGGTATTTTTAATATCTCTACCATCATTCAGTCAATTAACCGTTAATCAAACGGTAACCCCAGGTGGACCATATATGGTTGGTGATACGTTAACCGTAAAATATACTGTTGATAGGGGGGTCACATTACCTCGTTATTTCTGGTTAAGATATTCATTTAACAATAAAGCGTTAACAATGGTATCAAATAGTACTGTGTTTTCACAAGGTAGTTCTACTCAGACATTTTTCACTGGTTGGAATAACTTTATATTCACCCCAGCAGCAAATATTGCTGCAACCAGTTTGTACGCGCAATATCTTGCAACACCATGGGCTTATACCGCAAATAATGATTGGAATGTTGGACAAATAACAATCCAAAGGACTGATGCCGCAATTAATGGTGATATTGCAACACAAAAATATGTGATTAAAGACCAAAATCAATATAATGATATTCATAAATTAGATTTAGCATACGCTATTAATGACGCTTCGGCAAACATTTCACCAATAACTCGCAACGCAACTAATTTATCATTAACTGGCGTTAGTGGTAATACCTCGCAATTTAAAGTAAAAGTATTATTCCCACAAGGTTACGGTATTTCTGACCACAATGTTCAATTAATGAAATTAAAAACAGATGGTAGTGGTGATATTGATTGGTCAAAACAACCTATTGCACAATTACCATTAGACGCTAGTGGGGAGGCTCTTTTTACAACGCAAGTTAAAGTGGGCGACTCAGTTGGTGTGTTTGTTGGGCCAGCAATGCAAAAATCATGGATGAATAATATTGTTACAGTATCTGACGCATATAAAGCTTTCCTAGGTCATTCACAAACTGATATTGGTGGTACCGCAAACTTCTTTACTTATCCAAATTTAGAAAAGAAAGTTGGTTTAATTACAAAAAACAAAACTGAATTTAGTGAATCGGATTCTTACTATCTATTCGCGCATGTAATGGGTATTAATGTTGATAGTCCAGCTATGATACCTACATCGACTTCAACATCGGTAAGATGGTATAGTGGTTTATTAAATCAAAGCTGGTTAGACGGTGTTGTTAAAAATAAAGTTATTATCGATTCACCAGTAAAAGAAGTTCATGCTGTTTTTGCTTGGGGTGGTGATTTAAACTGGTCACATTCATCTGATCCATCAGTAATTGCTACAAGAATTAGTAGTGGATTATATACAAATTCGATAAACAATAAAACATCAATGTCAACGCAGGTGATGTCTTATGTTCCAGCAGCATTAGAGACCGCGAAATTATCGGTTGTTTCCGCTTTGGAAAATGGTAAGGTTGTATTAACAACAAACCTAACAAAAGAAGGATTAGCTGGTTTAGAAGTTATTATGGAGTATGATGAATCTAAATTACAATTAGATAACGTTGTTTTTGATAGCGGTTCAACTATAACCAATTTTTCTACACATAAAGATGGTAGATTAACATTTGGCTCTATGGATCAATTAAAAACATCTAGAATTAAAACTGGGACACCATATAAATTAATATTCACACCTAAGGTGGCACTTACAAATACTGCAGGTTTATTCTATTTTGTTTTATCCGATGCTGTTGATGCTAGTGGTAAGAAAATAAACTTAGTAATAGAATAATATGAAGAAATTATTAGTAATATGTTTTTTACTAATCTCATTTTTAGGGTTCGGACAGAGTGTATCTGCTCCGGACTCTAAGTCATTTATACCCTCCACAAACGGACAAGATGCAAGTGGGTTTGTATTGAGTGGATTTAGCTCAACATCAACTTTATTAGCGTCAATCAGTTTAGTTAATCCACCAACAAATACTACGTTCTATCTTAATACAACAACGGGTTTAACCGCAGCAAGTGGATTTACTTTAACAGGTAATAAAACTCGTTTAGTGGTAACAGGTACAATGGCTAATATCAATAATGCATTAGCATCTTTAAAAATAACCACAGGCTCGGTAGTCGGTAATGTTCAAATATCGGTAGCAGCAACTGTTAATCCTGTTGGATTTTTCTACAATGGTGTAAATGGACACTTTTATAGACCAATATCAACAGGTACAACATACACTGGAGCAAGAGCCGCATCGTTATTAACAACATTCAAAGGACAGACAGGGTATTTAGTAACAATAACATCGGCATCGGAAAATGCTTTTATATTTGCTAATGTACCACAAGCTAATATATGGTTTGCGGCAACCGATGAGGTTAGAGATGGAACTTGGGTAATAGATGCTGGACCTGAAAAGGGGACGGTAATGAAAACCTCAAACGGACAAACGGCGGGTAATATTCCAGGTGTGTATAACAACTGGGCACCTGGTGAACCAAATGGTAATAATGGTAGTGAGAATTATGCGGTAACAAATTGGAATGGTCAATCAACGTGGAATGATTTATCAAACAATTGGAATAATCCCTATATAATTGAATATGGAACTTGGACTAATCCCGATGATGCAACATTTACTGAATTTTACACAAATTCGGTAACACACACAAACGGAGATGTTTTAACTGCAAGATTCAATTTTGATTTTGGACCTAATGTTGATGAGACTAAATTTTCAGCAAAAGCAAACACATTTGTAAATAATACATGGGGTACAACAACAAATACGTCTAGAGCAATAAGTGGATTGGGTAAAGTTGATATTACAAACGATTTGGATGCTGTAAAAGTTAATAATGGCGGTACTAGAGCAACAACAACCACTGGGGATGTAGAATGGTGTGTGATATATGATTATGACGCAATTAACCAAAGGTATAGAATTGGTATTGATAGTAGAGAGGTTAATGGGGTAGTTTCAACACCATCTACAATCACTAGTTTACAGTTATTTGATTTATGGAATGGCCCTGTAACATTTAATTCATATGATCCAAATGGATGGACTGAAGTTTATGTTTACACATCAACTCAATTTAATTTTTCTGGTTCGTCATTTGCTTCGTTTATTAGGGCCGGAAACGGATTTTACGGTTTAAGAGCTGAATTTGCATTTACACTAATTCAATCTTTTAAACAACATGGAATTGATTTATCATACACAAATCAAACGGATTTAAACACGTTGTATAATAGCATTGTAACTGTTTCAGATGTGTTTATAGCATTTAAGGAATTATCAAATGGTGGCATATTTGGCGATCAAAGCGGGAATGAATTTACAAATGGTATTCAGTTTATGAATGCAGATGTGGACGGTAATGGTGTGTTTAACGAATCTGATACATATAAATTGTTACAACATTTAACAGGGGTAACAACACTAACACAATATTCCGCGTTAACCTATTTGATGAAACTTTATAATAAATCGGATTACGATGCGGTCACTAAATCTAATTGGAAAACACAATTAAATTCAACAAGAAGTTTATTACCGTTTAACTTGAATAGTGGTACACTTAATAATACCTATAACGTTAGCGTGACTTGGATTGGGGATGTGAATTTATCCCATTCGGCACAACAAACTGTTAGCTCTGTTGCTAGTAATTCTATGAGAACTATGAGTTTATCAACTAACTCAGTTTCAAATCAAATAAATGCTTACCTAATGGGTGAAAATATTGGTGGTAAAGTCATTATAACAATATCGATAGATCCATTACAGCAAGAGTTAGTTGGAACACAATTTCAAATAAATTATGACAATACCGCGTTAAAATTTGAAAAAGTTGATTTTAAAACAAAAGGCAACCCAACAAATTTTGGTGTTGACGGGGGCACTTATATTAATTTAGGTTCATTAATTACAGACGGATCGACATTATTAGACAAAACAACAGAATATAAATTAACATTTATTCCTCAGGTTGGTATTGAGGGGGTATTAGGTTTGACGTCATTATCTGCTACTGATGCGGTAAATAAAGCCGGTGGTCAATTAAAAGTAAAAGTTAACTAATGAAAAAACTATTAATAATTCTGTCACTAATTTCGATAACATTTGTTACAAATGCACAGATACAAAAACCCGACACGTTGCAACTATCCGCAAAAGAATTATTTGGGGAAAGTGATGATTGGAATGATGTGGGTATATTACAATCCTATGTTAATTTTTCAAAGGATGTCTTATCATCATCAAACCTTTCGGTTGGTATAATTGGTAGGCAGGTTTCCACAACACTTAATTTAGGGTATCAGAAATCATCAAAAAACGGGCAATGGGGACACTCATTTGCAGCATCTATAAATCCTATATGGGACTATTATGGTGTTGGTTATGGCCTAAGTAGAAACACAGAAAAAAGAACTACCACAATACAAACATTTTATTCTACGGACTTTGACTTTCAAAAAGATATTAACCTATCATTTATTGATGTGTTTAGAACCGAAAAATGGGGGACATTTGGTTATAGTTTAACAGCATCAAAATCATTTTGGGGAACATACCAAGGTGAATGGAAAGGAAGGTACACGGTGGATGTGAATGGAGATTTTTTAGATTTAATATATCCACAAATGCCAGCATCATCCGAACTTACTTATAGAGGTATGGTGATGTATACGTACACACTAAAAACAAAGAGGGTAGACATTTCGCCACAGGTATTTGCTATGAGCGATATATACAAAGTATTTAAAGATGGCACCGAATCAGATTTGGCATATGTAGATGACTTCAATTTGGACTTGTATTATGGGCTATCTATGAACTGGAAAATAACTAAAAGATTTGTATTGAATACTAATCTTAGATACAACACAACTTGGGATAAGTTATCAGAATCCGTAGGATATAAAAAGGCAAATCCAATCCTATTTATGATAGGAACAAACTTTAAATTCTAATGAAAAAATTATTATTAATATCATTTATTTTATTGGTTGGGTGTACAAAACCAGAATTACCGTTACCTGACGTTATAGCAAAGGATGACATATTTGCCATTAATGAAAGTACTGTGATTAATGGCCAATCGATATATTTTAATTTACCGGTTGCCGGGATATATACATTGACATTAATAGATAAAACAACCGGGCAAGTCATTAGCCGAGAAAGATTTACGGGCCAAAATGGTGAAAATGTTAAGAAAATTTATACCAAAAGTATTTCGGGCAAGTATTTATATTTATTACTAGAAGATATTGATAAAAAAGAACTAAATAAAACAACATTAATAATTAAGTAAAATGAAAAAAACGGTAATATTCGCGTTAATTGTGGTTGGGTTAGTAGGTTGTTCAAAGGATGATATTTTTGAACTACCAACTCAGCAAGTTACTCCAGCCCTACAAATAAAAAATTCGGTTGGTATTAAGCTAGAAACTGCCTTTGTAACTAATGAGGTTGCAATGAACGTAAAGATTGATGTTGAGCAACCAGTAACAATAAAGATTTTTGATATTTCCAATAAAGTTGTCTCTAAGGAGGTTGTAACGGTTAAAGCTGGTGATAATATACTAAAAGTATATACTTCAGCATTACCATCATCAGCATATAGAATCGGATTATTTGATTCTAAAAACAACCAATTAGGAATTACAGATTTTAATAAACTATAAATAAAAATATAAATATTATGGCAGACAAAAACGGAGACGGAATAGTATATCATCGCTCAGATTGCGGTGACAATTATGTAAGAATGTATGGTAATGGTGGAGATTGGGATGGTTCAATATGTGAAACATGGGGACTTAGTTCTAGAGCAATAGCATATATTCACGCTCATCCTGAAATAAATCATAGAATTGAAGATGTAACTGGTAGAGAGTGGAATGAAGAAGTTGCGCCAATAATTGATTTGGTTGAAAAACAAATAGTATCTGAAATTAAAGAAGGGTATGAAGAAGTAAAAGAAGGTGTAATAGATGCATACCAATGGGCAGATAAAAATGCTTGTAATATAGCGGTAACCGCAGCTATTGGATTGGGTTGTGCAGCAGCATTTGCACCAGAACAACCTGAAGGTGCAGTAGCATCAACCACATTATCATTTATGGCACAACCAATTCTTTATACTGCAGATAAAGCAGCTAAAGTGGTTGTAGTAATGGCAATGACTGAAATTATAACAGAAGGATTTTTAGCAATACCATACGTTAGTGATAGTATTGACCATACACTATTAAAAAATATAATTTCAAATTGTTTAGGTAAAAGTTTAGATTCTGCAGAGTTATGGGCAACACCGGCTGGAGTTGGTATTGCAATTGGAGCGGCATTTGCACCAGTTATTGCAGATTTGATATGTACAAAAACTTGTCCTGAAGGATTTACTAAAGCGTTTGGTGTATAATATTAAACATTTGAGGTATTTGGGTGGTAATTAAATAAACTAAAAATTAAAAACAAATAAAATGTCAGAAGAAGTAGAAAATGCAAATGACGGAACTTTATCCGGATTAAAAAAGACTATTATCGGTGTAATAACAACAGCTGTAATGGGATTAGGTACCTGGGGTATAACTCAAATAACAGGTGGTGGTGATGATCCAGCACCAGTACAGCAAGCCGCACCAGTAATTAATATCACTAACTCTAATCAGCAACAACAATCAGCTGGAGGGGGTAAAACGGTGATTATTAAAGAAAAGGCCGGGTCAGCCCAACCAGCAGCTCAACCAGCCGCTAAGCCTAAGAAAAAAGAAGGTGATGAGTTTAAAGAAGAAGCACCAAAGTGGTAATAATTTAAAGTTAAACTAGAATATTAAAATGAAAGAAGAAGCAGGTGGTTTTAAGGAGCTATTAGGTAATATGATGAAACGTAGATGGTTCATCACTGCCATCGTATTAGGTGGATTTATGATAATCATTATGGGGATATTTGGGGCAATCCTAAATAAATCCGCAATTGAAGGAGAATGGAAAGAACTTCTACTATTGTTATTGGGTGCTTTCATTGGTTCTTATGGTAAAATCATTGACTATTGGTTTAGTGATACCGATAAGGATAAAATGTTAGTTCAGAAAATGGATGAGGAAGATGGCACATCATTAAGTAATACTGCCGATTTACCAAATAATCCAATAGTTCCAACCAATGTATTTCCATTAGTTTTACCAACAAGTGAGGAAGTTAGTGGGGAAGTTGGACAAACTGTCCAAGCAACTGTCCAACCTAAAGTAGGTGTTGAAGTGGATGAAGATGGTGACGGTGTAATGGATGGTTTAGATTTCGATGGTGACGGTAAAATCGATGAATATTTTGCACACAGGCAATGTGAACACGTTTGGGGTGACTTAGACGGTGATGGAACTGAAGAATGTCTAAAGTGTGGTAAAGTTAAAGACGAATATGCTGAGATGCATATGGAAGGATAATAAACACAAAAAAAAACAAAAAACAAAAATTATGGGATTTTTAAAAGATTTATTTAACGACAACAACACAATTAATGAAAAATCAGTTGTTGGATTCGCGTCATTCATTATGATGGTAATATCATTGGTTGTAGACTTGGTGACAGGTTGGTTGGGGAAAGAGTTACTTATCAATGAATTTATTTTCGATGGGTTTTTAGTTATTACTCTTGGTTCATTTGGTATTGCATCCGTTGATAAATGGATAAATAACAAAAATTCAAATAAAAAAGACGATAGCCAAGATGTTATCGAAGGTTAAAATTAAATATATGACTATTAATTTAGAAAAAATAAAAGAAGCAATGGCTTCAACCATGTTAATGATGGCGATGGCTTGGGTAATATTTGCGTTATCATTTCAAGTATACTTTCTTTTCTTACACGTAACAGATAATAACGAAGAGATAAGTAGAATCACCAATGAGTTGACGATCAGAATAGATGGCCGATTTGTAGACAATCCTAAAAATGTGTTCTATAATGGAAAGTAATATGAAAAAAATATTTTTATTATTATTCATCACACTTTTTAGCACATCGTTATTTGCCCAAACTATTGGTAAAACGCAAACAGAACAATATAAAGCATCGTTTGAGACTGCAATTGATATTTCGCGTTTCTTAGATTATGACGGTAAACAAATTCCAATTCAGATCTTAAAAGCTGGAATTAGTGATGAAATGTACGAGATGTATCCCGAACTTAAAGAAAAAAGAGTAGGTTTAGGCGTTGCAAATATTTCAATGGAATATTTAGAAAACTTAAATCGTTTTAAGTTTACAGAAGATAAAACGGAAATTAAAAACCGAATGGTTAAACAATTCCAAGCATCTCAAGCTGGTATTTCTGAAAATAAATTAGATGGTAGAGGTAAGATCAACTTAGCTGAATATTTTGTGACAATTGAATGTTATGATTATTCTGTATCAGAAGATGAGACTGTAAACTTAAAAGACGGTGTTAAAAATCTAATGGTGACTCGTATCGGTTTACAAGTTAGATTTACTAACGCTGAGACTGGTGTTGTTTTTTCAGGATCTGGTCTTGGTGAAGCAAAAACAACTAGAGAGTTAACATTATTATCAGACGCAACCGTTGATGAAGTTAAGTTTAACCAATCAACTATTTCAATAGCAACAAAAAAAGCTTTAGACATTGCGTGTGCTAGAATATTAGACAGAATGATTAAAAAAGGAATTTTTGAAAAATAATGAAAAACGTAATTTTAACTACACTACTATTGCTGACGTTTGGTTGTGCACCGGTTAGGTATGTTTATGTTGATCAAAAAGATTCAGTGATAAGAAAACAAAGAGTGGTGTATGATAACATGTATGTTCCATCACCATTTTTTTTTAATTATAATTGGGGGCCACCGTTTTATACACCAATAATAATACAAAGACAAAGACCTGTCTTAAGGCAAGCACCCGTTGTTACCCCTAATAGACCAAGTAGATCACAACCAAGACTAAGTAGACCGATTCCGCCAAGAGTGCCGAAAAATAGATAATGAAAAAATGGTTAATAAGTTTATCAATAATTCTTCTGTCGTTATTCGTTAATAAAGCGATAGGCCAAACTTATACCCAAACATTTGTAGATAGGTGTACCGGAGAACGTAAAGTTGCGACAACCACAATGATTAATGGGAATGCTACCGTATCTTTCTATAATCAAGTTAGAACGTTTAGCCCTATCGAAGTTCAAACCGGTGTAGTTCAGAGTTGGTTACTTACAACTAAAGCTACCTACGAGGCTATTACGTGTCCTGTAATCAATAATCCAATAGTACAGCAAGCGGTAACAAACGCGGCCGCACAAGCAGCTAGTAATGCCGCAGCTCAAGCGGCTAGTTCTGCTGCATCTAGTGCTGCCTCAAGTTCTGCTGCAACAGCGGCAAGCTCGTCAGCAAGTAGTGCTGCTAGTTCATCCGCAAGTAGCGCGGCTAGTTCATCGGCAGGTAGTGCAGCGGGTTCATCAGCAAGTGGCGCCGCTAGCTCACCACCGCCGGCGTCATCGAGTTCAAGTGGTTCTGGCGGTTCTAGTAGTTCATCATCGTCAAGCACAAAAACTGAAGCTAAAACAGAAAGTAAAACAGAAAGTAAAACAGAAAGTAAAACAGAAAGTAAATCAGAGACAAAAGAAGAATCAAAAACCGAAAGTAAAAGCGAAGAAAAAAAGGAAGAATCAAAAACAGAGGAAAAAAAGGAAGAATCTAAAGAAGAAAAAAAGGAAGAAAAAAAGGAAGAAAAGAAAAAAGAAAAAGCTGCGGTGTCGAATCCTATGTTGTTATCGTCTGATTTGTCAACAATTGAGACACCAGAGGGTAGGTGGTTACAATCCGCAACTATTGGTGTATCCAAATCATCATTAATGGGTGATAAGAGTTATTCCGCAAATACTGTTATAATGAGCGATCTGAAAACTTTTATTGTTACTGGTGGATTCACTAAAATGGATTTTTCGAATGGTAAATTAAACGCAATACATTCATATTCATCATCTTTTGCTTATTTGAATGGTAATTACATGAATTTATTAGGTTATACCTGGATAAAACCAACACAGAAGAAAGGTGTGTTTGGATATAATTTGGGATTAATAAATCTATTATTAAAAAATTCAAAAAGTGGGTATGACTACAACACTTCAACATCAGTTGTGGCGTTTTGGACCAAACCATATCAATACAGTAAAAAATTAACCATATCGCCACAGATATTCACAATGTTTGCTCCAATATCTTGGAATAGTGTGGCGGGCACGTCCACAATAAACAAAAATATGGGATATCTTATTGGTTCATCATTTGATTACAAACTAAGTAAAAGATTTGGGCTTAGTATCAATTATAAACTAAGTGGTAATACTGCAGATGGGTCACCATTATTAAGTAATGTCTTGATTGGATCAAGAATGATTTTATAAAAAAACCCCACGTAGAAACGAGGGGTTAGTTTGGCAAGAAATAACTAAACGTATTTTTATGCGTTTGTTAATTCTAATATAGACATGTTTTCTGAATTTGTCAACTTTTTATGTAAATTTAAAATATCTTGACATTTTTCATATTCTTCAATTTCTTCAAAATGAGTTAAAATGAAATCAATAAGAATGTCCGCCTCATTTTTTCTAAAAACAAATTCTGTGCTAAAATCAACGGGCCCAACTAATTCTGAAACGGTTGTTGACTGAACAAGATATTTAATTGTTTTTCTATTACTATTGCTAAGCAAATTAAAACAATCAAAAATACCTTGGTAAATTCTTGTTTTATTCTTTTCAAAAAAATCGGTATAACCATTATATTTTCCGGTTATAACTACTTCAATAACTTTAGGTATTTTATTATTCATCTTTTTTAAATGGTTTTGAATAATTTGGATATATGATTTTCCAAATATTTTGTTTATGATCTTTTCCGTCTAACATGTTAAATAAAATGTTAGAGTGCCTATAATGTTTTGCTTTAAAAGCAAACTCTTTTCTATCTAAATTTTGTAATTTTAAATTTTCATAAATCTCAATATAATCCTTATTGATATTATCAAATCTAATCGTTAAATCTCTTACTGTTTTCTTAACCCAATCATTAAATTCGTCTGGAACTTTTTCAAGTAATTCATCAAATGGTTTATTATCTTTCAAATATTCCCATATGTCTCTATTTGATATATTAGTTAATATTCGATGTAATCGAACATATTCATCACCTTTAATCTTCATTCTAAATCCGTTTTTAAAACGAATTACATAACCTTCTTTATGCTTACTAATTTCTTCTTTTAGTAAATCAAAACCTTCACCCCAGGTTTTATATGTGACAACAAGTTTAAATCCTAAATTTTTAAATAAATTATTTAATCGAATATCTTCATTTGAATCATTATGAATATTGACCTCGGAACCATTTTTAATATTAATTACTCCAAGTAAGATCAAATCTTCATAATCATATTCACAGACAATTCTATTTTCTGGATAAATTATCTCAAACAAATATGTGTATTCCTTTGGTAAACGCTTGTAATCATACTTTTCAAGGATCTCACGACCTTTTATAGACTGTGGTGATGTGAATGATCCACGAGTAGCTAAAATCCACTCACCCTTAGTTTTTGGTGTTGGTTCGTAGTATGAATTATCAAAGTCAGGGAGATTGTTTGGATCAAAAAATCTTTCCATACCGGTTTCGTAATTATTATTAAACCATATGTTATATCTTCGTTCATCACTTAACTCTTCTTCATAATAAAAAAGAATACCTAGCGATCCATCCATTTTTTCATATACCTCAAAAAATTCATTTGGTAAATCTTCTGGTTTATGTTCTTCGTAATTAAAAAATTTATTAAATGGTCTTGCAACAATATCACCATTTGAATTAGTCACTAAACCACGGCACTGTATTGTAATTTCATCCCATAATTTTTCGTATTGAACCTTTGGTGTATAATTCCAAATAGTTAAATCTAAAGTTGGGTGAGTTTGTTTATGTAATAAACCATCTTGAAAATATTTTTCTAATATGTTTAACATTTGTTGTGTTTATAATGATACTTCAAATCTATCTTTCATTTGATGGATTTTTTCTTCTGGTACGTTGTGTACATTAACCCCATCGTGTCTATTTTCAACTATAACTGAATGGATTCTATAGTTATATCTTTCAGCCATTTCGTAATATGGTTTCATTTCCCATTCTTGGGTAAATGTGTTTGCAACAACTATTTTATAAATTCCTAGTTTCATTTTTTCCGCGCATTTCTGTTGACACATATTATGCGCTTCTTTAATTCTATCTGGTTCAAAATTATACACACCATTTGAATCAACAAATAAATCATCCGCAGATAAAACTGTGTTAGTTGTTAATTGTGGACTATTTAAAATAGCATCACCTAGCGTACTTTTACCTGATCCAGGAATACCTCTTAATAGTATTAGGTCACCAATAAAATCTTTTTCCATTATTCTTTTTTTATAAATATTTCTAGTTTTTTTACCCTTTCGTCTAGTTTTTTTACCTCGGTTTTATAATGTTTAGCGATTAAAAAAACAAAAGAAATCATTATTATGGTTATAACCAATAATGATAATGTATATGTGTCTTTTTTCATTTTATAATGATTATAATTAAAGATAAAGATTTTTTTTCTAAAAAACAAAAATGGGGGTATTATCCCCCAAATTTATTTACGAATAGTTGCGTTCTATTGTACCGCAGTAACCGAATCAACCACATTGGTTGTGTCACTTAATTGTACACTTGCTGTATCAACCTGTGTAGCTGTAGAATCTGTTGTTTCATTTGTGGTAGATTTCGAACCACATGCTGTCAATGTAAACATTACACTAACAAACAAAATAAAGCTATATTTTTTCATACTACATTAAATATACACAAATAATTTGAAATAAAAAAATAATGTAATAAAAAACCCCAACTAGATGTTGGGGTTTAAGGTCTTTCAGTGAGTTCAACCTCACTTACTTATGATAAAAAACGAAAAGGTAGTCGGCAAAGATAACCTTCAGAGATATAAATATATACACTTTTGATGAAAAGTCAAGTATTTAGCAAAAAAAACTAAATAATTTTACTTTTAATCAGTAATTTATCTTTATATACCAATTTTATTGACTCATTTTCTTTTATGACATCTTTTAGTATCTCATCACTAATAAAATCTTCACATAGTGATTGTATAATTCGTTTTATTGGTCTGGCGCCAAATTCAATCTCTTTATTCTTAGAAAGGATTTCATTGGTAACGCTTTGATCAAATGAAATAAGATACTTTTTATCTTTTAATCTTTTAACCAACTTGTCTAACTCTAATTTTATAATCCTTTTTAGCGATTCTTCATTTAATGGATTAAATAAAATAATATCATCAATTCTATTTAAAAATTCCGGATTAAATTGCTGTTTTAAAGCTTTTTGAATCATTGTTTTTTTAACAAATTCTTTTTGTTCATTACTACTATTAGTTGAAAAGCCAACGCCTCCACCAAATTCGGAAACTTTCTTAGCGCCAACGTTTGAAGTCATAATGATTAAGGTATTAGCAAAATCAACTTTTCTACCAAAAGAATCTGTTAGATGACCTTCGTCTAAAATTTGTAATAATAAATTGAATACATCTTTATGTGCTTTTTCAATTTCATCAAATAAAATAACACTAAATGGGTTGTTTTTAACTTTTTCGGTTAACTGACCACCTTCATCATAACCAACATAACCAGGAGGCGAACCAATAAGTCTTGATACTGAATGTTTTTCCATAAATTCACTCATATCAACCCTGATTACTTTGTCTTGTGAACCAAAAATTTGTTCCGCTAATGTCTTGGCTAAATAAGTTTTACCAACACCGGTTGATCCTAGAAATATAAATGATCCAATTGGTTTGGCACCATCTTTAATGCCAACTCGATTTCTACGAATGGCTTTAGAAATGGACGCAATAGCATCTTCTTGCCCAATAACTCTAGTAGATAAGTTGGTTTCAAGATTTAATAAGTCTTTAGTTTCTTTACCATCTATTTTAAAAATTGGGACTCCGGTCATTGATGATACTATGGCGTAAACATCTTCTGTTGAAACACTTATTAAATTATTTTTTTGTTTGTTTAACCATTTATCTTTTTCATCTTCTAACTTGGTTTGTAACTTCTTTTCTTCATCTCTTAGTTTTGCGGCATGTTCGTAGTCTTGAGATTTAACAACTTCAATTTTTTTAGTTTTCAAAATCTCAATTTCAGTGTTTAACCTTTCTATTGATTCCGGTATTTTTACCGCGACCCTTTTCTCGGACCCTAATTCATCTAGGACATCAATTGCTTTATCTGGAAATTGTTTATCACTCATATATCTACCAGATAATTTAACAATAGTTTCAACCACATCTTGTTCATAACTAACCTTATGGAAGTTTTGATATGAATCTTTTAAATTATTTAAAATTTCAACTGTTTCTTCTTCCGTAGGTTCAGTTAGGATAATTTTTTGAAACCTTCTAACTAGTGCCCCATCTTTTTCGATATGTTTTTTAAATTCATCAAAAGTTGTTGCGCCAATACATTGTATTTCACCTCTAGCTAACGCTGGCTTTAAGATATTAGCCGCGTCCATAGATCCACTAGCATTACCAGCTCCAACCATCGTATGCAATTCGTCTATAAAAATAACAACATCAGTATTTTCTTGCAATTCATGTAGAATAGCTTTGATTCTTTCTTCAAATTGACCACGATATTTTGTTCCAGCAACGAGCGATGTTAAATCTAACGAGACAATTCGTTTATCCACTAAACTAGGCGGGCATTCCCCGTTAACTATCATTAATGCCAATTTTTCAACAAGCGCTGATTTACCAACACCAGCTTCACCGACAATAACCGCATTATTTTTCTTTTTTCTTGATAAAATTTGTGCGATTCTTTTAACCTCTTTGTCCCTACCAATAATAGGGTCTATCCTACCTTCCTTAGCCAATTTATTTAAATCTCTAGAAAAGTTATCTAATATTGGTGTATTAGAAAGATTTTTTCTAGCTTTTGTGTTTGGTTTTGGGGAATCTTCGTAACTAAAATCTACAGACATATCTTTGTTTTTTTTACAAACATAAATAATATTTTCGATAAAAACAAATTAAGAATGTGTCAAAATGTCTAAAAAAATGTCTAACGAATGTCTAAATGTCATTTTTAGACATTTGGTAAATGATTTGTATAATATTGATTAATAATAAAAAATAAAAACATAAAATTATGATTAGATTATTTAAAGACCCATTTTTCGATGTTCTTGATGAACTATCTAGCTCAAGTCATAATATATTTGAGCCCAAAACAAAAATTAATAAAACTGAAGATGGATACAAGGTTTTTGTATCGGTGCCAGGATTAACAAAAGATGATTTAAAAATCACATTAAAAGAAGGTATTTTAAAAATATCTTATGACAATGAAACTAAAACTGATACCAACCATTTTGTTACTAAATTCAATAAATCATATACCATTCCAGACAATGTGAATGAAAAAGAGATTGTTGGTAAAGTGGAAAATGGTTTATTGGAAATAACCTTACCAATAGGTAAAAAGAAACCCGTCGAAAGATTTATTAGTTTAAATTAGTATTAAAGCCCCTTAATTGGGGCTTTATTTTTTAATACGAATTATTTATATTATATAAAAAAAAATATGGCTATAACATCGGAAAGGATTGAAGGTAAAAAAATATCCGTCGACATTAAATCTAGTAATATAAAATCGGCTTTATACGATACCGAATCAGAGTTGCTAACTGTCACATTTAATAATGGGACTATTTATGGATATGAAAAGGTTCCGTGGGAAATATTTACAAAGTTTAGACTTAGTGATTCACAAGGAGCTTATTTAAATTCAACAATAAAGAAAAACTACCAATATCAAAAAATATCATAATGATGGGATTAATTGATGAGCTTTTAGAGTTATCGGACCCAGAGGTCGATCAAAGAATTATTAAGTCTTTTAAGATGAAGGATACTCTATGCCTATCAATTTTTGATAAAAATGAAAATGGTAGTTATGAAATCAAAAAAGAAATTAGAGATAAATTGATTGAGATATCAGATGACTTCATTACTTTTTGGGGGGTAGATTTCTTTATTCATGATATCATTTTAATTGGTTCATTAGCGAACTATAATTGGTCAGAGTACTCTGATGTTGATTTACATATTATTGTTGATATGAGTGAGTTAGGAGATAGTGAGGCTTTGACAAAAATAGTTAAAGAGTTTTTTGATGCTAAAAAACGTGTGTGGAACGAATTTCATGATGTTAAAATAAAGAATTTTGATGTTGAGCTATATGTTCAAGATGTTGATGATGAATACGTTTCATCTGGGGTATATTCAATATTAAATAATGAGTGGGTAGCAGAACCTTCACAGAACCCAGAAAGTATTGATACCCAGAAAATACTAGATAAAGGGGAGTATTTTGCAAAACAAATTGATTCATTACTAGACGATTATAAAAATAATAAAGACGTAACCGCTGCTGAAACTGATTTAAGAGATAAACTTAAAAAATTTAGAAAAAGTGGTTTGGATAGTGGCGGTGAGTACTCTTATGAAAACTTAACATTCAAATTACTTAGGAGAAATGGGTATATCGAAAAATTAATGAATCTTAAAAACAATATGATCGACAAAAAATTATCTGTATCATAATCGATATCTCTATTTTTTTCCTTTTATGTAGTATTTATACAATAAGAATAAGCTTATCTTTAATTAAAAAACAATGGGAGATTTAAAACCTATCGGTAGCGAAAAACTTCAAGGTGATGATAAAATCAAAAGAATCCTTGAATTAACCTACTACAAACAAAATACAATAAATGAAAACACTAGATCAGTCCACGCGGAATTGATTAAAGAAACCGTAAACGGTGTTTATGGTATTGTTAGAGAGAAAGATGGATACTATGTAAAAAGAGGCTTGAATGAAAGCAGTCTTGATTATATTGGTGGTCTTTTTATGAAAAATAAAAATAAATTTTCATCATATGCGGAAGCTTTAAAGAGACTTGAGTTGATTAACTCTCAAGAATTAAATGAAGACGTTACAAAATATGTGTTAAAACAAAATAAACCAAAATCTGAAGAGCCTTTATCTATGCCAGCTATGCCGGAAGAACTTCCAGCGCCAGCTCCAGAGATGGGTTCCGATTCACCAGAAATGAGTGAACCAGCGCCAGATATGAATGAACCTTCTGTAGACGATGTGTCAGCTGGTCAGTCTGATGCTAGCAAACGTTCTGATTATATGGCTGAAGTGCAAAAGTTTGCTGGGAAGTTAGGCCAAGAATTGAGAGATCAACAACCAAAAATGGAAAGTGATGATATTAAGTATGTTCTTAATATGATTATTTCTGCTGTTGATTTAGATATATTAGACGAAGATGATATTGAAGATATTGCTAAGAAATTTGAAAGAGATGAGGAATCTATGGCTGAGCCAGAAATGGGGGAGCCTACACCAGACGAAGATGTTGAGGCACCATCGGATGATGAAACTGCACCAGAAGATGATTTAGCTGAAAGAATTGCTAAGCTAGAAGAATTGATTAATTCAAAATTTGAAGAACCTAAAGAACAAGATTTGGGCGAATATAAAGATTTAGACGAATATGAAGATATTGAAGAATATTTCTTTTACAACGACGAATACAAAGATGAAGAAAATTCATCAAACGATATGTCAGATGAAGGATCTTTAAGATCTAATTTCCACGCGTCAAAACAAGTTGAAAGACCATCTAGATTAATGAAAAGTATGAAAACTAATTCTGCTTGGTTTGATGATAATGAAAAACAACACAGTGAAGATCAATTTAATCTAGATGATTATGATGAAGAAGATTTTGATGATTATGATAATTTCATGGCAAAACACGGTGACACTTCTTTAGATCTACGTGATAAAAAGTTTTTTGGTAACTACACACCTCTTAAAGTAAAAACGTTAAGAAAAAATAATGATTCAGATATCACACCGGAATTAGATGATATAAATGAAAGTATTAACAATACTCTAAGTAAATATTTTGAATAAATGTACCTTCTTTATATCAACGAATTAGGACAGGATTATAAAGCTCAGAGACAATATGAATTTATCTTTGGTAAGAATCCTGACGCATTAGTTGAAGAATGGTTTATAATACCGTCAGCAGGTAGATCAATACCACCAGAAATTGAAGATATTGATTTAGTTGCGTTATTAAAAAACTCAGATTTAAAACTCGAATTGGTTCAAAATTCTGATTATTTTGGTGTTATAGATTCGGTTGACGGTATTGTTGCATTAGGTTGGGAAGCTTTCGACATAAATGCTGAAGAAAGACCTGTGAGGGTCTCTTTTCATTTTGGGGAAGAACTAGATAGTGTGACCGAAAAATTGGCGAAGAAAGGGCTTAGATTAATTAACGAAGAAATTAAATTCAAATTAAAATGAAAAGAATAGATATTATTGAAAAATTAGTTGCTGAGGGATTTTCTGTAAATACCTTAGTTAAATTTAATGACAATCAATTACACAAACTTTCAACCAAATTATTGGGTGAAGGATTAAAAGTTAAGGCAGATGATATTAAATCAGACCCAGCTTTGGCCGATAAATTAAAAGACAAAGATGTTACAATTGTTCCCGAAGCGGAAGAACCTAAATTTGTGAGCTGTTCATCTATTGGTGTAAAATTTGCTGGTATGTGTGAAAAAAATACAAAGGAACCAGTTGATTCATGCGCAAAAATGGGAATTAAGACACCTGGTTATTGTTATGTTGGAAATAAAAAACCCGTTAAACATAAAGCATCCACATCTGTAAATGTAAAAAATTTAAACGAGTTTGTTGAAAATGTTGTGGACAAAAAATATCATTCATTAGCAACAAAGGGGGAAATTGTTTCTTTAATTAAAGAAAGAGTAAGTGCACCAAAAAATAATATTACAGAAAAATTACAAGGTAGATTACCAGAGTTTATGTCGTTTGACAATATTGTTTCTGCTGCGGAGCCACAGACCAAACCTGATCCAAAAAGCCCCGATACAATACCTTCAAGACCTAGTGAACCTAAAATTTCTCCGGATCAAAATCCTAGAAAAAGACCGTTCAGAAACCCAAATGAAGAGCCAGCTGTTCAACCAAAGCCAAAAGCTAAGGTGAGAAAAATTAATAATCCGGCGTCAATGCCAATGGCTGCAGAATAATTAGACTATGAAAATAACTAAAAAAGAGCTATTATTGAGATTACAAGAAAATCTTAATGAAATGCCTATAAAATATGATTCAGAAGATAGACCAAGTCCAGATATTGAACGAGATTTATCAACCAGGGAAACTCCATTTAAAAAAGTTAACTTACCTAAAGATGTTGAAAACCCAAACTCAAACTTTGAGGAATTATTAGCGTCAAAACGTTATCAAGAAATTGTAAACAACATAAGACACTACACTGGTCTACCTAGATTGACACCAGATCAAGGGACAATAGATACTTTAAAGAATACAATGGGTTCGGCATATGGTAGAGTAGCGCAAATCGAATCTAGACACAAAAGACGCTTAGAACAACTAGCTATTGAATTAGTTATGAAAGAGATGGGTGTTGAAGAGGGTGATATTGTTTATGAAGCAACATTACAAAAACCAAACTCTGAAGGATTTAAGGAAACTCCACCTGAAGATATGGAGCCAGAAGAAATTGAACTTGAAAAAGAATTATATGATGAGTTGGAAGATCTAACTCTAGAAAGAGCTAAAAGAAGGTTGATTAACGCTATGATGGCGGGATCATCATCTAAAGGTCACTACATGTATCATTATGCCACAGATAAACTTATTGAAATAACTGGAGATAGAAATATTATTGGTTTATATGGCACCTTAATGTCATCTGCAGAAGCAGTGTTATGGCAAATGGGTAATCAAGATTTAGGAATGGGTGGCGGTGGCGGTGCGCCAGAAGCTGGTGGTAAAGAAACGGTTTTTCCAAACGAAAACCCACCTAGAGTTGTTGCCACAGCAATTGTTTTTCCAATACTTGTTCATGAACTAATGAAAGGTACTTTAGAAGTTGTCGCAGCATTACATGGACAACCGAGAGATAAAGAAATGGCTAGCAAGGTTATCGAATTAGAAGATACTTTACAAAAAGAAATTTGGGATCTAAGATTAGGCCCAGCTATTTGGGATATTTTAAGAGATTCGTTTCCTGAAGAAGTTACTACAGATGAAGATAAGTCTGGAATGCAATTAATATTTTTCCAAACAATTGTTTCTAAACCAGCTAAACAATTTTTAGTATTCATGAAAGAAGTTTTATCGAATACACAATCTGGTAAAAGATTAATGAAGATGTTATATGATATTATTAATAGTGAAATTAATGATTATGATTATAAGGTAGCAATGCAGGAATTTGACGAAGAATTAAATAAAAAATCTGATGAAATAGATCCAGATGAGTTTAACGACTTTTTGGGTGGTTTAGGAATAGGGTTATCTGATAACTAATTTTTCATCTTTTAAAAAATAGTAAAAGTGGTCCCAAAGACCACTTTTTTAATATTTATATATATGAGTCAAAAAATAGAACAATTAAAAGAGTACGCACGTATCATAAAAGATACTCCATATGCGCTTAAGACATATCTTCAGACGTTTGACAACACACAAAAAAGATTCGTACCATTAGAGTTATTTCCAGATCAAATACAATTGTTAAAAGATTACGAATCTTATAATGAAAATATTACTAGAAAATATCGACAGGCTGGTGTTACAACAGTAACAGCCGCTTGGTTATCTAAAAAATTACAATTAGCGAAACCAGAAAATCCTGAGAGAGTTTTGATCATCGCTAACAAGCGAGATACCGCAATTGAAATGGCTAACAAAGTTAGAACGTTTTTAGATCAATGGCCTGACTGGATTAATGTGGGGTTTTCTGCAGATAAAAATTCTGAAAGTAGATATCGATTAAATAATGGTTGTGAGGTTAAAGCTGTTGCAACATCTGCGGATGCACTACGTGGTTATACACCAACCATATTAGTATTTGATGAGGCCGCGTATATTGAGGCTGGAGACGACTTTTGGGCGGCGTCTATGGCGTCATTGTCAACCGGGGGTAAGATTATACTTATCTCAACACCAAATGGTTTTGACCCAATATATTATGGTGTTTACGAACAAGCTATTAGAGGTATCAATGATTTTCATATAACAGATTTAAGATGGTTTAAGGACCCGCGTTATACAAAAGACCTTGTGTTTATTAAGGTCCCTGATATTGTACATTATATGCTCAATAGGGAACAGTATAATGACGACGAGGTTATTCTAAAAGATTTTGATTTAGAAAACTATGAAGAACTTCTTAACGAAGGATATCAACCATATTCTACTTGGTTTGAGTCCATGTCTAAGAAATTTAAATATGATAAAAGAAAAATAGCGCAAGAACTTGAATGCGACTTTCTTGGATCTGGAGATAGTGTAATCCCAACTGAAACTATGGAAAGGATTGCGAAAACTATGATTAAAACCCCTAAAGAAAAATATATGCAGGGAACTCTTTGGCAATGGAAAGACCCACAGGAGGGACATAGATATATTATGGGAGTGGATGTTAGTAGGGGTGATAGTGATGACTTTTCTTCTATTAGTATTATAGATTTTGATGACAGAGAACAGGTTCTTGAATATGTTGGTAAAATACCACCAGATGACTTAGCATCAATAGCTTATAAATGGGGTATTTTATATAACGCATTTATTGTTATTGATATTACCGGTGGTATGGGTGTTGCAACATCAAGAAAACTACAGGAAATGAATTATAAAGATTTATTTATTGACGGGTTTAACACTAAAAACGTTTGGGAGTATAATTCAAAAGCATTAGAAAAGATTCCTGGAATAAATTTTAACAATAAAAGAACACAAATTGTTGCTTGTTTTGAAGAACAGCTTAGACATAGTTTTATTGTTAGATCTAATAGATTATTAAATGAGTTGAATACTTTTGTGTATATAAATGGTAAGCCAAACCATATGAAAGGTGCTCATGATGACGCTATTATGGCGATTGCTATTGCAATGTATGCTGGTGACATATCTTTCACACAATTAAAAAGAAACGAACAACAGAATAAAGCGATGTTGGAATCTTGGGTTATGTCAGAAAGGACATATGAAGCCGACACAACACATTACTCATATGGGGGTACTCTGGACCAAATAGGATCTATGTCAATTGACGGGTCATCAAATAACATGTTTGGGAGTACACCGAGTAAATCACAGTATAACCAATATTCTTGGTTATTTGGTACAAATAAAAAGGGTTGATAATGTAATAAAATTTACTTAGTTTAAGTAGAATACTATTTATACAATATGGCAAACAAAGATTTAACAATTTTTCAGAAGTTAACTAAGGTTTTTGGGTTTGAAAATTCACCAGCTGACACACAACCATCTTTTAAATTTTCAAGAGATGAGTTGTTGAAAACTGGCGATCCAGTTGAATTTGAAAAAGCTAAGTTACAAGCACAACAATCCCATTATCTTTTTGATAAATGGGCTAAATTAGATAATTCATTATATAACCAATCTGTTTATTATGAACCAACTAGATTGTCAGCTTATTATGACTATGAGTCAATGGAGTTTACTCCAGAGATTTCGGCAGCATTGGACATATATTCGGAAGAATCAACAACATTATCCGAAAAAGGACAAATATTAACAGTTTATTCTGAATCAAATAGAGTAAAAAATATCTTAACCGATCTTTTTGAAAACAAATTAGACATAAATACTAACCTACAAATGTGGGCTAGAAATTTATGTAAATATGGTGATAATTTTGTCTATTTAAAAAGTGATCCTGAACAAGGTATTATTGGGTGTCAACAATTACCAAATATTGAATTGGAGAGATGGGAAGGAGCACAAAATAGAAACCCAAACCAATCAGACATTAAAATGTCTACCCGTGAGTTACGTTTTAGTTGGAAAAATAAAGACATGGAATTCCAATCATGGGAAATTGCTCACTTCAGATTATTGGGTGACGATAGAAAATTACCTTATGGAACTTCTATGTTAGATAAGATTAGAAGAATTTGGAAACAACTTCTACTTGCTGAAGATGCGATGTTAATTTATAGAACATCAAGAGCACCAGAAAGACGTGTATTTAAAATATTCGTTGGTAATATGGATGATAAAGATATTGAACCATATGTACAACGTGTTGCTAACAAATTTAAAAGAGATACTGTGGTTGACCAAAGAAATGGTAACGTTGATATGCGTTACAATCAAATGGCGGTCGATCAAGACTTTTTCATACCTGTTAGAGATCCGGCAGCGCCTAGTCCAATTGAAACTTTAGCTGGTGCGCAAAATTTAGGAGAGATCGCGGATATTGAATACATCCAGAAAAAATTATTAGCAGCATTGCGTATTCCTAAAGCATTTTTAGGATTTGAAGAAGTTGTTGGTGATGGTAAGAATCTAGCTTTAATGGATATGCGTTTTGCTAGAACAATTAATAGAATACAAAAATCATTAATACAAGAGTTAAATAAAGTAGCTTTAATTCATTTATACCTATTAGGTTTAGAAGACGAATTAGAAAATTTTACACTAGGTTTAACAAACCCATCAGCACAATCAGATTTATTAAAGATTGAACAATGGAAAGAAAAGGTGACACTTTATAAAGATGCCACTTCAGATCAATCTCAAGTGGGTATTCTTCCTGTTTCACATACTTGGGCTAAGAAGAACATTCTTGGTATGAGTGATAATGAAGTATTACTCGATTTACAACAACAACGAATTGAAAGAGCTATGGGCTTTGAGTTATTGAATACACAGACAATTATTAAGCGTTCTGGTGTGTTTGATGAAGTTGATAGTAAATATGGTATACCAGAAGACGAAAGACAGAAAATTGAAGATCAGGGAGCTGAGGGTGACGCAGAAGGTGGAGGAATGCCACCGTCATCACCGTCACCACCATCACCACCTTCGGCTGGTGGATCTGATGGTGAGCCGTTAAGTGAAAGTAAGATTAGAAAGATTAAATCTTATTTAGGTGAAACGGAAAATATTGGGGACCTTTTTAATATGGAAAAGGCACAAAAGAATATTTATGAAATAGAAAATAAATTGAAAGATATATTAAATGACTAAAAATGAATAAAATTGGGGTTGTAAAAAGTAAGATTTTAAAAAAATTAACAGAATCGTTTAGTACAAACGATAAATCTGAAATGAAAACTATCCTAAGTAAGATAGTTTCAAATAAAGATTTTAAAGAAATGTATTTGTTTTATGAAGAAATTGAAAACAAATATTTCGATAACATGGATACAGCGAAGTTGTATGTTGAAGAATTGAATTTAATTTTAAAGAATAAAGCTAAAAGTATTAGCGAGTTTTGTAAGGAGTTAAACGAAAGTCTAAAAACAATAGATGTTGACACGCACGAATTATACTCATATCTAGACCAATTATCTGAAGATGATAATTTAAGTAATTTAGATAAAAAAGTTATTGCTAAGAAAAAATTAGTTGAACATTTAACAAAAAAGAAAGATGTTAAATTAGAAGAAGGTGTTGATTATACAAATAACGAAAATTTATTGTATTCCGTTTTAGCAAATAATTTTAACGCCCTTTATTCACAGAATCTAAATGAAGAACAAAAAGAAGAATTGAAAACCATTTTATCTATGTCTGATGACGACTTAAATGGTAGTATTTCTGATTTAAAAGAAACAGTTTTATCTAAGGTTAATAATATTCTTAGTGAAGAAACTGATAGTGACTTATCCGGTAAGTTAAACAACGTTGTTCTAGAGGTTAACTCTATGGAAACATCAAAATACAACTATTATAGATTAAAGCAGTTAAAGGATGGTCTTGATTAATCAAGACTATCTTTTATCCCCTGAATATACTTAGCTTTTAATATTTCCGCTCTTTTTATCACAGACGGTTTCACAAATTCCTGTCTTTTTCTTAACTCCTGAATTTGTTTTACATCACGTACTTTATTCTTATATTGTTTTAAAGCGATTTCGATCCCTTTATTCACATCAATCATTAACATAATTAAAAATTTATTTTAGATTATTTGTTTTTTTAAGAAAAAACAAGTATATTATACTTACACCATAATATATATAAAATTATGTAAAAAGTTAATGAAAATTGGAAAATTTATTCCTTTGGGTGATTACAAGGAAATTAAAGTGGGTTATGGTACCGTAGATTTTAAAAATCTAAAAACTGTTTATATTAAATTAAACGCTTGGGTTAAACCAGATTCAGAAGAAAGTAACTTTGATAAGATCATATCAAAGTCTAGGCGTGAAATAAAGGAATTAATAAGAATATCAGATCTAAATGATTTATTCAAAAAAGAATCTATTGTTGATTTAGATATAAGAACTAAAGGAATCAAGTTAAATAAAAGATCATTTATGAATTTGGAAATAACTCTTTTTGTTGCAAAACATTTTGATGTTAAATCTATTGAAACCAAAAATATGATGAAAACCTTAACTAATAGTATGGTTGATTCGTGTTTAAAAAACGAAAGTTTATTTAATTTCAATAAAACTAAGTTATAATTTGAATTTTAGATGTATTTATACAATATATTAATATATCTAAATGAAAGTATTAGGACCTAATGAAACCGGGAAGGGAATTTTAATTGAATATGATGCTGGTCATATTTCTCCCGGTGATTTAAATAACAAAAATGTAATAACAGAAATACAAAATAAAGATACCGATCAGGACTTTATTTTGTACGCTGTTTTACAGAAATATGATACCCCAAATAAAAACGGTAGAATCTATCCTCAGAGTTTATTAAAAAGGGAAGACCAGAAGTATCAAGAAATAATGAAAAAAGGTTCAGCGCTAAACGAGCTGAATCACCCATCGTCATCACTTATTGACTTAGATAGGGTATCTCACACCATTGAAGAAACATGGTGGGATGGTAAAACCTTAATGGGTAAAATCAAACTATTAACATCACCAGGATTTAGAAAAATGGGTATCGTTAGTTGTAAGGGAGACCAAGCAGCTATGTTACTTATTAACGGAGTTACTCTAGGTATTTCATCTAGAGGTGTTGGATCGTTAAAACAAGTTAAAGGTCAAAACATCGTACAAGATGATTTTGAATTAGTTTGTTTTGACTTAGTTTCTTCACCATCAACACCTGGTGCGTATGTTTTTCAAGACATTGGCGATAAAGATAAATTTAACGAAACTATTGAAGAAAAACCTCTTGTTGACGATAGGATGAAGAAATTGATGGGTGGACTAGACAAATTTTTAAACAAATAAAATAAAAATATTAAAAATATCTCATTTCAGTATATGATAAATGAGATTTTTTTAATTATACGTATATTTATATAGAAATAAAATAACACAAATGAGTGAAAAATCAATTTTAGAACAAGCGTTACTTCAAGTTAATACACTTGAAGAAGCAGTGAAGCAAAATGCAAAAGGTATACTTTCATCAGTAATGAAGAAAGAACTAAACGATTTGCTTAAAGAATCAGAAGAAGAGGAAGAAGCAGCTGATGCTGTAGATCCTACAGAAGAGGAAGAAGATATGTCAGAACAGCCAGAATTGGATGACGAAGAGGCTGAAGATGAAGATGAAATGTCCTCGATAAATGATGAACCATCAAAAGATATTGACGGCGAAGATGAGTCTGCAGAAATGGAAGACGATGAAGACGCTGAAATGGAAGAACCAGAAATGGATGATGATTTACCATCAATGGATGGCATGGATATGCCAACCGGTGACGACGACATGTTAGACATGACAGGTGCTTCTGATGAGGAAGTTCTTAAAGTGTTTAAAGCAATGTCAGATGAAGATGGTATCGTTGTTAAAAAAGACGGTAACAACATTGAACTATCAGATGATGGGGACGAGTACATCATTAAGCTAGACGAATCTGAAGATGCTTATGATGAAACCGATGATGAAGAGGTTTCTGAAGAGTATGAAGAAGAGGAAATGGCTGAAGAAGATGAAACTGTTTACGAAATTGACCTAGGCGATGATGATGACGAAGAAGAAGCACCTGAAGAAGAAATGGGTGAAGCTGCTCGTACAAAATGGAACGCACACGGTGGTGTAAGAACTGGTTTAAAAAGTAAAAAACTTTTTGCTGCCGGCGCTAAAAATGAATCAAAATCATCAAGTGCAATTAATGAACAAGTTGAAACTTTGAAAAAACAAAACCAAGAGTATAAAAAAGCTTTAGTGTTGTTTAAAGATAAGTTAAATGAAGTCGCTGTATTCAACGCTAATTTAGCTCACGCTACAAGATTGTTCACAGAGCATTCAACAACAAAAACAGAGAAATTGGAAATTTTGAAAAGATTTGATACCGTTTCTACTATAAATGAATCAAAAAATCTTTTTACATCAATTCGCGCAGAATTAGAAACTAAAAAACCAGTTACTGAATCTATGGCGGGTAAAATTTCATCATCACCTTCTACATCATCTTCACAAGAGATGTTATCTGAGTCAAAAGCATATGAAGCACCTCAGTTTAGAAGAATGAGAGATTTAATGAGTAAATTAAAATAATAAATAAAAAAAACCAAAAAAACAAATACTAAAAAATGGGAGCATTATTAGAATCAGGTATGGTAGGTAACATCGGGTTAAAACACCTTAGAGTTATCAAAGAAGATACCATCAAAAAATGGGATGACTTAGGATTCCTAGAAGGCCTAGACGGTCACCAAAGAGATAACATCGCGCAATTGTATGAAAACCAAGCGTCACACTTAATCAACGAAGCAGCAGTTTCTGATGCTAGTGGTTCATTTGAGACAGTGGTATTCCCTATCATTCGTCGTGTGTTTTCTAAATTATTAGCAAACGATATCGTTTCAGTACAAGCAATGAACTTACCAATCGGTAAATTGTTCTACTTCGTACCTAAAATTCAAGACAGAAATGCTGGTGCACACTATCAGCCATTTGGTATGCCAGGTAACAGCGCCGCTGCTACTGACGGTTACAGTGATAGTTCAAAGAACCTTTATGATCGTTTTTACGAAGCGTCTGACGCAAACGACCAAGGTTTATTTGACTACTCAAAAGGTGCTTACACAACTGAAGAAGTTAATCCACACGCTTTTATCACATTTGATAACGGAGCAACAACAGCTACAACAGCAGCACTAAGTGGTTCATCACTTTCTAGTGTTATCGTTGTACTTTCTGGATTCACAAAAGACGGACAAGGTAAAATGGTTGGTGCTAACGGTAACATGATGGATACTGAAGAGTTCTTAGCTTCACTTCAAATTGAAGTAACTGGTAACACTACAGCAAACAACGGTGTTAAAAACTTTAACGTTGTAACTCAAAAATATGGTAAAGGTATTGTTGAGTACGGTGGAAAATCTGGTAGTGGTTTAAGTAGATATCATGATATTTGTGATGAAGAAGGTTTAATCTACCTTAACGTAGATTTAGAAAGCTATAGCACAACAAGCGGTTTTGCTGGTTCTGACTTTAGCGCTAACGACTTAGCTTTAGCTAACTTCAAAGTAACTTATAGAGCATACGAAACTTTAGAATTTGAAGATAATATCGGTGAAGTATCATTTGATTTAGCTTCTGTAACAGTTTCTGTGACTGAAAGAAAATTAAGAGCTTCTTGGTCTCCAGAATTGGCACAAGACGTTTCTGCTTTCCATAATATCGATGCTGAAGCTGAATTAACAGCTTTATTATCTGAGCAAATCGCTGCTGAGGTTGACCGTGAAATTTTACGTGACCTTAGAAAAGGTGCTGCTTGGACTGCTAAGTGGGATTACAACGAGTGGAAATACGGTGCTACTGGAAACACTCCATACATGGGTTACACTCAAAAAGACTGGAACCAAACATTGATCACTAAGATCAACCAGGTTTCTGCTCAAATCCACAAATCTACTTTGAGAGGTGGTGCTAACTGGATCGTAGTTTCTTCAGAAGTTTCTGCTGTATTCGATGATTTAGAGTACTTCCACGTATCAAACGCTAATCCAGAGCAAGATCAATACAACATGGGTATCGAAAAAATCGGTACACTTGCTGGACGTTACCAAGTATTCCGTGATCCATATTTACCAGCTGGTAAGATTTTGATCGGTCACAAAGGTAAATCATTATTGGATGCTGGTTATATCTACGCACCTTACGTGCCGTTACAATTAACTCCAACAATGTACAATCCATTTAACATGACACCTATCAAAGGTATCATGACGAGATACGCAAAGAAAATGGTTAACAACCGTTACTTTGGTTTGATCAACGTAAGTGGTTTACAAACGTTCGATATGAATACTTTAAGATAATAGTAAATTATCAATAATAAAAAGCCTCCGATTTTCGGGGGCTTTTTTTATTTAATTAATTTTTGTTATATTTGTAAAATATGTCTGAAGTAGATTACAGTAAGTTAAGATTAGATGTCCTTGAGAAAATGATATATTCAAGAAGTATTGAATGTAAAATGAAGAAGGACGAAATGATACGGATGTTGAAATTATATGATGAGGGGAAGTATGTTGAGCCTCTTAGGGAAACATTACATATAAAGGAAGATTCTGGGTTTGTGATTGGTATTGATATGCGTAATAGAGATCATATTATGCAAATGAGTAAACTTATTGAAAAGAAAGAAGGTAAAAGTTTACATAGATTTTCCGATAACCGTATATGGTATTGGGCACCCCAAAAATTGATATAACTTTTTAATGTTAGATTATTTTAAAATAAATAGATCTATTTTTTCCCTGTGTAAGTACTTGATTTTTTAGGTTCTTCAAAATAAGCTCTAAATAAATCAATAAATTCTTCGTATACACCTTTCTTGTTTTCTTTTGTAATTAATAAAACCGCAATATTTGTATTGAATCCTGTAAATTTATCTATATCATCAGTAACTGAATTTGATTGTATTTGATGTTGTGTAAATAATTCAATACTTTCATCAGTTATTTCAATATCATCAGAAAATTCGGCATATTGATATTGACCATCTTCATCCGAATCAACTTCGTATGTATAATATCCTTGATGATAGTCTGTATCAATATCTTCAGTATAGGTTATATACAAACCATTGGTTTCTTTATTTCTTAGTAATGCAAAATCATCGGCACTAACCAATAAATCCATATAGATTTTTTGCTTGTCAAAAGAAGAATCTCTAAACCCGTACTCACCACTATCATAATCTGGTGCGTCGTCCCACCCTTCAATAATATCTAATAATTTCATTAATTACCAAGTTTTACAAGCCCAATATCTTGGTTTCCAACGTGGGCCTGGATTTGCACAATTATGTCTAGCTCTAAACGATTTACGTCTCTTAGGATTATTTTTCTTAATAACCATTCTTTTCCCCTTCGCAGATTTACCTCCGAAACCGAAATTTACTTTAACTACTTTACCCTTTTCATTCTTGACGTACACTTTAAACTTTTTAATATCACCTTGCATGATTTTTCCAAGTTGAACCTTACGTCCTTGATATTCAGCTTCTTGTAGTATATCACAATATTCAAATTCCGTATTTTCAACAGATCCAAATTCATCTTCATATATCAACACAGTAGTATCTTCATTAAATTCAAACAATCTTTTAAATTGTTCTTCAGTAATTGATATAATAGTTTTTTTCTGATTTAAATTAATATGATGTTCATCAAATTTTACCATAGTGGGTTTATTACCTTTACCAATTTTTGGGTCCTTTTTTTCAGCACGTCTTTTTTGTGCTGTCATATTTTTCTTTTCTTTCTTATCATATGATGACGCAATCTTAGGTGTGTCTTTAGAGACTTTTTTAGTTGGTCTACATTTTGGATATGACTTTCTACCTTTTTCCCCATTAGCTGATGATCTACCACAAGGTGGGTGTTTACCATCAACTTTTTTACTAACGTCAACCCATTTTTCTTTAAACCATCTACCTAAATCTTCTTTAAGAACATCACCATTGATGATCGATTCTTCAATATAATTTAAATCTTCTTCGTTTACTATGATTTTCATTTACTTTTTACCTTTACAATAAGTCCCTGAGCAATGTTTTTTACCATCAAGCCCTTTTATTTTACCTTTACATACCTGTACGGCATATCCATTAGCATAAGCGCTTGGATAGACTTTGAATTTAGATTTTGCGGCAGATTTACCTCTAGCACATAATGTTGTGCTAGCTTCATTTATATGGTCTTTTTCCATAATACCTTTTATGAAATTAGCCACTTCCTCAACATCGTCTTTAGATGTGGAAATATGATCTCCGGCCCAAGCATGATCTCCAGTTACTAACTTTGGAAATTCTGGATGGAATTTAAATGAAAGGATTGTTTCAATATCATCCTTAATTTGCGTTAGATTTTGTAACACCATGTATGTACCGTTATCGGTAATACTATTTTCACTTTCTTCTTTTAGGGTGTTTATGTGCTTTTTGATGATTTCAGTTAAAGTTTTCATTTTAATTATTTTTCAGATACTAATTCGAATTTTATTTCGTTATTATAATAAATAAACTCATTATGTGTTTTCCCCTTGATTTCAAGGAAATATTCCCTAGGAATTAATATAGATGTATCAAACATAAATGAATTTTCATTTGTAACATCTAGCTGAGTCCAATCAAATATATTTACATTCGTTCTACCTTCTTTAATGTATATTCTATAAAAAACCTCTTCAAATAATTCTGTTTTGGGTACATCAATTGATCTAAACGAAATAACAACTTTTCTTACTTCACCTCTTTTTATTTTTTCGTTTAATTTTATCCCGTAAAATTGAATGGAATATCTTTCTAATTCTTTTTGATTTTCACCTACTGTGAACTTAGATGAATATGGTTTTGGTACGAATTTTTGTGTAACATTTGATATTTCAACACCATCTAAGGATAACCCTTTCCAAACATCGTAATAGAAGCGTTTTCCGTCGCATAGGACGCCGTCTAATCCAAAGGTGACACGATATACCCCTTTTCTAATTTTGGTCGTTAAAAGGTCTCCTAAGCCAAATAACACATTCCCTGAAGCGTCTTTTATGTCAACAGTAGGTAACGTATCTAAATCATAGAAATTTGTACCCTTTGTTACATACAAAAATAAGTTTTGATCAGTTTTTTCGATGAAGTTCTGTCTATTATCTTCAATCTTATCGTCAAAAACTGTTTCAACGTATGGTTCAAAAAAGGTTTGGGTATATTTTGTGAAAAATGCAACTGATTGATCAACTTCACTCTCAATATCTTGATACAAAACAGCAAAGGCAACACCTAACCCGTGGTTAGGGCTTCCGTTTATAATACCATTAACATAATCAGTTATATTGGCAACAAGGTCTTCATTACCATTATCAAAATGAATTGTTTCAATAATTTCAGGTGTATTGGCATATATACCATCACTAGACCACGTATTTAAAGTTGTTCTATTGAACCAATTGGAAGCTCTTTCGTCAAAAGTGTTATTTCCACTTGTGAAATCAAATACCCCATCTTCATAATCAAAACCAACACCCTCGTCCCAGAATTCATTTATTTTAAATACAATTAAATCAAATGAACTAGTTCTGTCTCTACCTTTACCATTTTTTTGTTTAAGTAAGGTTTCGTCGCCAAAAATGGTGTTTGTTAGTTTTAAGTAGTGTCTGGTATTTTCATCTAAGACATAATCACCGTTGTTGACTTTTTCTATCAAATCGGTGAAATCAACCTTAAAAATAAATTTAGAAAAGGTTGAACCATATATTAACTCCGTATTTGGGTTCTTGGCTGTGTTTACCTGTGAATCCTTTAGAATTGTGTTATTTTTTTCAAAATATGAACGAAAATATGACATCTTTTTATTTAATAAATATCACATTAATTTATTCTAATCGAATTATTTAACATGTCTTGCTTTGATCGCTCAATAAGCCTTTTTAACGAGTCCATTGCGGATTGAAAGTATTTTGGTTCGGTTAAGATACCATGTTTGTGATTTAATAGAATTACGGTTATTAATTCTAATATTTCTACTAGTTTTTCACCTCTAACGGTGGCAAACGTATTAGGCACAATTCTCTGTAAATAATCTTCTTGAGTATACTCATATCTATTTAAAGAAGAAAAATCGATTTGTTTACCATCTACCCCCGGATTATTTGTTGATAAATATAAAACATTGTCAGCGGTAATTGCCGCAAAAGTTTGATCAACATCACTTATCTTTTTAAGATACGGTATAGTTTTAATCTCGGTTTTTCTTGGTACGTCTATCAACGAATCACTGAAAACTAACCCATAAGATATTCTATCATAATAAGTTATTTTTTTTAAAAACTCACCAGAATTGCTAGAAGACCTAAAATCACTTGTTGGTCTAAAATAGAATGGGTGGCAATAAATGTCTTTAAGTGATGGTTCAATACTTTTTAATTTTTCCCTATCTAACCTTGAAATAAAATCTCTAACTAAAATGTATGCTTCCTGAAACTTATCATCACCCTCAAGGGTAACGGTTTCTTGATATATTAGTTCAGATGTGTTAGCGTCTAATTGTGTGTCAGCACCGAAAACATCAGTTTTATATTTTTCACCAAAACTTTGTTTTATTGAATAGATATAATATGTTAATTCTGTTGGCGTTTCGACGTTGTCCAATTTATATTCAAAAAGATGTTTGATATCCGCTCTGGTAAGAATAGAATTTTCTACAAGTTTTTGGTCTAAAACAACTGTTTCTGAGAATTTTTTTAAGGAAATCTTTGAATGTTTTTTAGAATAAAATGGGTATTTTGATAGGTCTTCCTTTTGTTTCGCATTAGCGGTAAATTTATCAATAAGTTTACCAGCTCTTAATTGTACACCATGTTCAGTAAGTATTACGTCTGAACCATAGTTACCACTAATAGCTATATCTTCAATTCTTGGGATAGCACCAACAGACTCAGCTCTAATAAACCCCTCACTAAATGTTTTTTTATTACTTATAAAAGATTTAATATCTGGAGTTTTTTCACTTCTCTGGCCAAATGTGGTTTCGGTTAATTGTACCTCACTTAATTGTCCACCATAGTCATGTGGTGTTGTAAATGGACCGGCAACATATTCCTGATTTTGTAAATCTTTCTCATTGTCATATCTAATAATTTTTACTGATTGACCTATTTTAGGAATTATATTGATGTGATTTGGTAGAAACGGTGTATAAATAAATGGATCGTCTTTAGACCAATTGTCCCAATTGGGTACGGCGTTTTCCCTAGCGCTATCTTGTTCGTCAATATTTTTAGCCCTAATTCTACCAAATCCCCTAGGATCTTGATTGTCTAAACAAACACCAATTTCTATTATTTTCATTTAGTTCTTTTTTCTAATTCTTTATTAATCTTATCATATAAAACTTCAACAGACTCTAAGTGTCTAGTTAAGTCAATAATAACTTCTTTCGTTTTTTGAAACTCTTCAATTAAAAAATCTCTTGAGCTTACAAGAACGTTATTACTCCTATTTTCAACGTCGTTTGCGATTTCGATGACTTCATTTTTATTCATATTACGTTAGTTTTCCATGTGCTTTTAATAGTCCTGGTAAAATTACTGCAGCCCCACCTAATGGTGCCACGGGAATCGTTGCCGCGTCTAAACTTACCTGAACAAATGAGTTTTGATCCATTTCTTGTTGGTGACCCTTTATAACTGATGAAACAAATTGAACAATATTATTTTCTTGACCGAAAATATCTCCTGTTGGTATGTTGTTAGCCTCCAGGAATTCCGCGGCATTCATGATCGCTCTATCTTCATTATAACCTGGTAGTCTTTTAGATAATTGTAATAATAAACCAGGAATTGCTTGAGATACACCGACTTTCAAAGTATTCAATAATGCTAAAATTGCGCTATAAAAATCTTCACAAGATTTAATACCAACAAATGGTAGTAATGCGGTTAAGATATCAATTAAACCTCTAATAATCACTAGGTAGCGTTTTTTAGATTTCTTTAATAATCTTGTTACTAATCCTTTAAGTATAAGTGCTAACTGTGGTTTAACTTTAATCCAAAAAACAGTTAAGAATTTATTAAAAATATCTTTTAAAAGATTGAATACAAATTTACCTAAATTTTTTATTAAGGTTTTAATGGAAATAAAAGCAGAAGAAACCGCTGATTTTAACATTTTCCATAATACAACAATAGGGAAAAACATTTTAGGCGAAAATATACTAGACAATAAAGCTTTAGGTAAATTCTTCATTGTCTGAAAATCTAAATTAGCTAAGAATTGTGGAAATGGTATTGACAAGCTATTGTTTGCAGCATCTTTTGCAATTTTTGACATTGCGTCATTATACTCTTTAGTTATGTCATTTTTTGTACTAGAAAAATATGCAAATTCTTCAACAATGTTTTGATTGACTGGTAAATTATAATTATTACAATCAACAAACCTTAATACTTTATTATACCTTAAATTTTCATCATCAATATCAATACCTTCAACGTCATCAAAATCAAAAAATGCACCTATTTCAACATCACCTTCGTTAAACTGATCTACAGCATTTTGTTTTAATGTTTCATTGCTAGGAGCTGGACATGCTGCGCATATTTTATTTATAACCCTCATTAACTTATTTAAGTTAAGATCATAATTTGAATTTTCAGTATTCACACCTCCAACCGGAACAACTAAAGATAATGTATTCTTTAATATGTCAGATATTTTAGGAAACTCAATAGACTCATAATATTTTGTAATAAAACTATCTACAGTTATATTATTTGCTGTTAAACCACTTAAATTATATACCTGATTACCACTATCCCACTTTATACCAAATAAATTTGTCTCATCTAAAGCTGTAAAATTATATGGTGACCCGTTAAAATTTTCATAAAAAACTTTATTCATTTTAACCTTATCTGTCGATGCAGAATTTTCATATATAATTTTACCTAAACCAGATTGTGGGTCTGTTTGTAATGTGTCTAATAAATCAAACTCTTTTGGTGAAATTGTCAGATCATCGATTGACATTTTAGTACCAATACCACAAGACAATTCACTATCACTTGCAAAAAAAAGTTTTCTAACATTACTTAGAAATATTGGTTTGATTGATTCAGATGTTTCTTTGACTGATTCCCTAGTTATTTTTCTTACCATACTTTCACCATTTTGTGAATTTTTTGGTAATATTTTATCTAAATCTCTAGTTATTTTATCAAAAATATTGTCGGTATTGGGTATTTTTTTTTTGAAAGAAGATGCGTACGATGTTAGTGTTGAACCTATTTGGTCTTGGAAATTTTCAATTGAGCCATCGGCTTTATCAATAGAACTAAGCACACCAGTTTTTAACTCATTGGCTTGCTGAATTATTTTGAATTTAGATGTAACCTCTTTTTGTTTGGTTTTTAAATCTGTCATTATAATTTGTATTTTCCACCTTCTGGTTCTTGTGTATCACCGTCATTCATTAATTTTTCTAATAGATCTCTGTCTTCATCAGTTAACGACATTTTTCCTGGCGCGAATTTATCACCAGATCCAGCACCTTTTTGTATAAGTGTATTTTGAATTTTAACTAAGGATAGTTTTTTCTCAGTACACTCATTAAGTATTTTTTGTTGTTCTTTAATAACTGGCCCTATTACGGACATATCTTCAGATTCTTTCATAAATGAAAGCATCTTTTTCATAATAAGCGTTGCAGTACTTTTCTGTTCAACGATATCGTTATAAATCTCCTGCATTAGCGCCAACGCCGAGTCGGTGTCTAATCCTATATTTTTTCTAGGTGTTCTCATGTTAATAAATATTTTTAATCTAAAAACCCAACTAAAACACCATTATATAAATTTTTATACTTTTTTAATGAGATTCTAATCTCTTTAGTTGATAATGAGGTCATCTCTCTAAGGGATAGTAAAATTAAATTTTTGTTGAATTTGTTACCATCACCAATTTGAAAAATCATTTCAAAATTGCTAAAAATCTCTAGAAGTGCGTAACCTAATTTTTTTTCATTGTCCGTTAAATCTTCATTTTCAACAAATTCTTCTAACTTATTGGATAACTTAATAATAACATTACTATAGTCAACGAAACTTTCATCAATTGTATAGGAAAAATCTACCCTACTCTCAATATCTTCTGAGATGTCTTCATATGAAATACTACGGTTTTGTTCCTTAGTATCCTTTTGAATGGCCCCCATAAGGTAGTTTTTACAAATGGTACCAAAATATGAGTAGGCTTTGTAGTTTTTAGTGTGGTCAAACTTATTAATTTTGGTAATTAGAAAAGACATAGTATCGTTATGAATTTCTTCAAATTCTAAATCTTTTCTATATAATTTATAACGTCGAATAATTGATTCGACCATTATAACTAGGGGTTCACGTAAATATTCGTTGAATATCTTATTTCTTTCTGCTTCATCATTACTTTCTAAGTAGTTGACTACCGCCTTTTCTTGATCCTCCCCAAAATATACTTTTTGGGTTCTTGGTCTTGGCATTAAGCTTCATTATAAATTACATCGCGTTTATTGTTAAAAAAGAATTCTTTTTTTGCTGTTTCAATCCAAAACTTAGCTTCATTACCTTTTAGCTTAATTGTTTCATCATTCTTATATGCCCAAAAAAGTGAGTCTTCCCTTAAATTAACGTGTTTATATCCAATCCTAGGAACAACAACAACTTTAACGCCATTATGTGTTAACCTAAGTAGTAACTCATAACCAAAAGTTAATTTGATATTACTTTTTAATCCACCATTATCTAAAAATGTTTTTGTTTTATAAACACCGCCAGAAATTTGATAGTTTTGATATTCCATTAAAACTTCATTATCAATGATACCTTGTTTTTCTGAAAATCCATAAGCCCATACAGATTCGTTTGTGTAATTTGTTAATTCACCCATAGGGTTAATATCTTTAACAATTGGTAAAAATACCTCAGCATCTGGTTGTTCGCTCATGTATTGCGTAATTGATTTTAACCAAATTTTTTGATATTCATCATCAACTTCTAAAATTGAAAACCATTCCGTGTCACAAGATTTTGCGCCAACATTAATTTGTGAACAAAAATCAGATTCTGAATTATGAAACTCATAATTTATTTCTAGTTTCTGACCTAAATCAATTTTAGTTAACTCTTTTTTTAATTTTTCTGGTGCAACGATTAGTAATTTTACATCGTTATAAAACTCTTTAACAGATTCAACAGCATTTAATAACATATCATCATAATTGTCATTAAGTTTGTGAATCGGCAATAATACAGTTATTTTTTTCATACGGCTTCTTCTGTTTTTAATTTTTCTAATCCCTTATTGATTAAATCTTTTCTTTTTGAATTAAAAGAGTCAAAGATATTTAATACATTATTTTTTGTGATTTCTTTTTCATATGGTTGTAACGTCTCTTTCATTTTATTTTTAACGTCTTCATTGATTTCAACCCCCTCTAACCAAGCAACACAATACGTGCCCAGTAATTCAACAAGTTTACTTTCATCATATGTCCAGAAACCATTTTCACTTAACCAATCTGGCTCAGTCATAGGAATTTTACCAATAACTGGAACACCTGATTTCATTGATTCTAATGGGAATGTACCAAATGTACTATCATCATCAACCCAAACCGAAACAAAACATTCTTTCAATCCTTCTGAAAATTCTTCATTAGACATTTGAACCATATCTCTAAATGTTACCCATCTTAATTGTGGATATTTTAAATAAAATTCTGAGATTAATTTTCTATGCGTCATTCTATCTCTACAGCTAATCGCAATATATGGTTTAGCCATCTTTTCAGTTGGTGAAAAATAATCTTCGATTACAGGTGGAATAACAAAAGTTAAAGCATCTGGAAAATACTCTTGAAGATATTTTTTAGTTGCGTTAGTTGTTGTGATAATTTTTTCAATACCATAGTCTAAGAATTTGCTACCGATTGGTAATGTTTCATACATATATTCTTTTTGTTGAATTAACATTACTTTAGTACATTTAACGTTAGCTAGTTGTTCTAAAACATTAGAATATTGTTCTGGGATAACAAGCACATCATCAATACCCATTTCTACCCGATCTTCTTTAATCGATACCACTGGGATTGAATCATATTTATCACCTAACCAAGATGTTACACCTTGGTATGTTTTTTCTTCTGCAAGAATTTTTGCGTTGTACCCTTCTTGTTTTAGAAATAGCGCCATATCATAGATATGTTTCACTGCGGCTCTAGCATTACCTCTAGTATCATAACAAAGAAAATAGATTCCATTTTCTTTTGATTCAATTCTAGATAACGCGTCTTGTAACTTTTCGATAGTTGTTAGTTTTTCACTCATATTAATCGTTTTCTTCTTTTATTATTCCGTACTGATATAACGTATTAAACGCTAAATTAAATGATGTTGAGGTTTTTTTACCTTTTAATGAAGACAATACATCATCTTCACCCTCTTCATCATATTCATCTAATATACGTTCAATCATCATTTTTATTAATTCATATTTAAAAATGTTAATCTCCATAACATCTTTATCATCTTCATCCTTTAATGTATTTCCGGTTCTACATTTTTCAATATAACCATCAATATCTATATAATACTCGTTGTTTTTAAAATCAGGCATCTAGTAGGTTTTTGTTTTCGTTGTTTATTATTATTTGACTATTTTCAATATCAATATCACTTAATTTATTTATTATTTTTTCATAAGTAAAGTGCTCGTTATACTTTGTACTAAATAATATAAATTCTTTATTTTCAGGTTTTAGTTGTAAGATTTTTTCGGAGTCACTTATCCATAAATCAACGGTTTCCCATTCTTTAGCAATATCTTCACTTTTAATAAATTTTATATTATCTACCATGATACCATTGCGCGATAAAAAGAAAAGTGTTGCTGGTCTAGATTTACCTAACTCATCCAAACCTACTAGAAAAATTTTATGATCTTTATGATGATAAACAATTTTGTTTAGATCATTATTGACATTAATGTAACTCACTGGAGAATGTCCATAAAGCTCCATTGGATATTCAATATATTGAAAGTGATCTTGCTGTTCTTTCGATTGAAAGATAAAATGGTCTGATAAATTATTGTTAGTTATTGGTTCAATAACTTTATATTCAAAAGAGTCTCCCTCTTCCGTTTCGTCAACATCTATATATGCATTTTCATAATGATAATGAAAACGATTTATAATATTACGTAAAACCCCATCGATTGAAATATATATATTCATATTCCAAAAGATAGGGTTTTTAATAAAAAAAGTAAATACCTAATTATTCGTATCTCTGCAAAATTTCGGTGATGATTGGGTTTCTTACAATATCTTCCATACCAAATTCAAAAACACCAATACCTTTAACACCATCTAATCTTTTCTTAGCATCATAAAGACCTGTTTTGGTTTTATCTTTAAATTTGTCAGATTGTTCTAAGTCTCCAGATAAAAAGAATTTTGAACTAAATCCAATTCTAGTTAATAATAATTTTATTTGAGCTGGAGACGCGTTTTGTGCTTCTTCAAAAACAAGTATTGTATTGTCAACATTCCAACCTCTCATATAAGCTAAAGCGGCTACTTCAATATAACCTTCGTCTTTTAAACGCTCTCTAGCCTCTTTACCAATTATTTTATTTAACAAATAATAAGAAGGGTAGATATATGGGTCCAATTTTTCTTCTAATCCACCAGGTAGTGACCCCAATTTCTCTTCAGCTTCTACCGCGGGTCTAACTATGATAATTTTTTCATATTTATTTTCTTCATCCCATAATAAATCAATAGCTCTTTTCATTGCTATATAAGACTTACCAACTCCAGCGGGGCCAAAACATAAAGTGATTTGATTATTACCTAAAATATCCCAATATTTTTCCTGGTTAGCTGTTAAAAATTTTTCTTTTGGTTTTTTAATAATCTCCCTAATTCTTTGTTTATGGGGAGTTTTCCTATCTTCGATGACCGGAGCTTTACTTTTAGATTTAATCAAAATTTTTAATTTTTATTTAATAGTTTATTTATTGTAAATATTACTTAATTCCGCTTGAATTAAATCCACCTTCACCTCTATCGGTACTGTTTATACTATCAGTTTTGTTTAATTTTATTTTACCTTCGCCATAAACTGGTGCAATAACTGCCTGAGCAATCCTATCACCTTTCGATATGTTGAAGGGTTCTTGACCTAAATTAATTAATGGTATTTTAACTTCACCGCGATAATGACTATCAACTGTACCAGGACTATTTAAAACAGTTATGCCGTTTTTTATTGCTAAACCACTTCTTGGTCTAACCTGTAATTCTAAACCTTTAACTAATTCAAAATACAATCCTGTTGGGATAAGTGTTCTTTCACCTGGCTTTAGTGTTATAGGTCCTTCAATATCAGCCCTTAAATCAAATCCACTATCACCTTCATAGGCAAATTTAGGGTCTTCGTTCGTTGATTTATTTATGAATTTAATTGGGATGTGTGAATACTCCTTTTCTTGAGCGGACATAATTTCCGTATTTAAACTTTCTAAAGTTTTATTTATGTCCATTGCTAACGATTCGTCAATATCTTCATTTTCATCACCGGAAGATAATAGACTTTCATATTGTTTTAATTGGTTCAAAATTTCGTTAAAATTATTTTCCATATTTTTCTTCGATTAATGCTAATTCAAAACCTTGTTTTAAAATTTGACCCATGATAGACGAATGCCATTTAGCCATTTTGTCTTCAGAATCTTTGTCTAAATTTATTATTGCCTGGTATTCATCTTCATCCAATGAAACACCATGTGTTACTGCGTAAAAAACACTTCTTTCACCAACTCTTAATGCCACCTTATTATCTTGAGCGTAAACATAATGTTTGCCTTGATTTAATCTGTGCCATTCACTAGGGTTTTCTTTAAACATGAAAACCTTACCTATTTGTGATAAAAAAACTGTTTTAATTAATTTTTCCTTGGGTATCCTAATTTTATCTGGTAGGATATCATTTAATAATAACGTGTACTTACAGACCTTAATTAAATGATCTAGTAGTCCACCCGGATAGCATCCATATAAGTCAGTACTTGGGGACGCGGGGGAAATGTAGAAATTATCCCCCAAAAAATCCCCAAGTTCAATAGAAAAAACTTTATATTGTTCGTTCGTTTCAAGGAACTTTTTTTTATTTTTTTCTAACTTATCTAATGATATCATTTGTTATTTATAATATTCCGGAGTGTTTTTTCTATCTATAATGCACTCAATCTGCATTTTAGCGACAGAAATACTTTCACTCCCTCGTACATCGCCAGAACGGTATTTAGCCGCAACGATAGTTGCTTCCTCAACTGTCTCAGCCTCAAGGATGTATTTTAATTTTTGCAATCTTGGACTTCCATTTCTGTCCATTTGTTCGGTTTCATAACCAATTGTTACTAAGTAATGCATATCTAATTGTTTTAAGTTTAAACTAATATACGCAAATAAATTCGAAAAACCAAAAATTATTTACCAACAAATATTTTTAAGAAGTCTACCCTGTCCTTACAAACATTTTTTAATGAATATTTGTCTTTAACCGTTTCGTACAATTTATTACCCAAATCTTCAATCATACTAGGGGACTCAATAAGTCTCTTCATATGTTTTGTCCAATCCTTATGGTTTTTTCTAGGCTCGACCAATAATGCGTTTCCACTATTGTTATACACCCCTTGATTAATCGATGTTGTTAGGATTGTGCTATATGGCTTAACATCACTAGAAATGATTGCTTTTTTATGAAATCCAGCCTCAATAACTTTTAATTCAGATTTACAAGCGTTAAAATATGATTCATATAATGGGGCCAATGACACGTCAAAGTGATTGTAGTTAAACGCGTATTTATTTATCTCTTGAGTCCATCTTCTACGATATGACACATCGCTATTTGGATAATCAGTTTGATTATATGTTAGTAAGTATTGTTTATATTCCTCATCAATATACTTGTAGTTTGAGGTAAAAAATTGTTCGTATTTACTCCAAACAGTTTCTTCTGGTCTAACTGGTCGTTGTCTAACCTCATTTGTTTGTTTGTTAATTTCATTAACCGTACCCCTAAGATCAAACCCGCATAAAACAAATTGTGTTTTATCTTTAAATTGATTTAAAACCCCATCAATACCTTGTTTTAGTAATTCAAGGTCATGTAAGTGACTAGAACCGCCTAACCAACCAAATCGAACTCTATCTGATTTAGTTTTTTCTGGTTTAAATTGTGGTTCATTTTCATCAATAGCATTTGGGAAAACAATCACATTTTTAACACCTAATTTATTCTTGATTTCTGTTGCGAATAATTCTGTTGTACATGTGATGTAGTCAACTGATCGCATGAAGCTAACTTTTGTTTCTGGAACTTTATTCGCTTTTAATTGACCAAACATTGGGTGTCGTTGATCTACATTCCAAAAGTCATCAATATCCATAATGACCTTTATTCCCTTACTTCGTAACCAACTAATTCTTTCTAGATTTTTTTCTGCGCTTAGTTTATGTATAAAGCTGTGGAAAACAACAACGTCGTAGTCAAGAAAAACTGAATCGTTATCTTCAACATTAAATGAAATGTCTACGTGTACATCATCAGAAAAGTGATTACCGATAAATTTATAGGGATCTAGGATTCTGTACTTACCAACACCATGGTTATCGGAAGGAATTGCTAATAGTTTGATTTTTGACATATATAATATATTATGTCAAAATAATAAGAAAAAAATATTTAAATGGAAAGCTTATTTAGCTTTATTTACCCCAGTAATTTTTCCTTTAAAAATTGAATCACCAACTTTCAATACTAAATTTTCATTTATTGTTGAAGTTTGTTGTGCTGTTAAGATTTGATTTAACTTTTCATCCATAACCTTTCTAACAGTATTTTCAATCAATACCGCAATAGTATTCATATCCATAGAGTGTGATGAAAATGATTTAGTTTCTGGTTTTTTAGCTAAACCTTCTTTTTCCATTAATTTCTTAGCACCTTTAACAAAATCCATGTCAAGTGTCTCATTTAATGAAATTGATTGCATTTGTTCAATAGGATGATTAATCATCGCTTGTTTAATAGCGTCTGGTAGTTTAGAGTTTTGTATTTTATCTACATTAACATTACCACCCACAGGTCTTGTGTTAGGTTGTTTAGGTAAATTTGATTCCATTAATTGTGATGGGTCTGAAAAAAGTGTTTCTTGGTCAATGTTACCTTTTTGGTAATCACCGCCGTCTACTTTATTCATTACCTTTTTAGCGTTTACTAATTTACGCATTAAGTCGTTTTCTGATATTGATCCGTTTGCCATAATATGATAAATATATTATTTTAATATTAAATAATAAACTAAATGTAGGATATTAATTTTTTTATTCTTTGAATATATGATTCATTTAAATCATATGAATTCATATCCGTCTTTGGTTTTTCTTTAGTTGGAATTTTAGGTAAGTCTCCCTTTTCATCGGGCTCATCGGGTTTATTTGGCTCCTTAGTTGGTTTTTTAGTTGGTTCCGGTACAATTACATCAAGACTAGGTTTTTTACTAGATACCCTACTGGTAAACCTATTTATTTTAGATTTATCGTCTGAGCTAACATCTGTACCAATATTGGTAATTGTATCAGAAATTCTATTTAATAATTCGTTTTTCTTTTTGTTAAAATCTTTTAACTGATTAACATATTCAATTTCTTTTGGACTATTTTTTGATTTTTTATAATTTTCTAAACTAGTCTTTATATCTTTTTCAATTTGTTCTAATTCTTTATCAAATTGTTTTAATTCAGCATCAACATTTCTAGCTTGCTTAGTGATTGTCGGTTTTTTAGGTTCAATTGGCTTTGGTTCTACCCCAGCTTTTGATTCTGGTTTTTTCGTGTCGCCTATTCTTGGTTTTGGTGGTGTTGTCGAAAAATCTGTGCTAACATACGTTACACCCATCGTTTTATCATCACCACCCCCATTAAACTTTTCTCTAGGAGTATCGAATGTTTCGTCTTTTAACACTTCAACTCTAGACATTCTAGATGCTAAAAATGTTCTCCAACCGTAATTAGATTTTTCTTTACCAACTCTACCAGGAGTACCTCTTTTTGATGCGGATGGATCGTCAATATAAGCCCTAACTAATAAATTACCGGTAGTTTTGTGTGACCCCATTGCAACTGGTTCAGCTTTAACTCTGTACCCAGCTTTTACACTTTTCTTTTTTGGTTTTCTTGGGCCAGTATAATAAAAAGTAATTGGGTGTCTATTAACAATTGCGTCAACCAAAGGTCTATTACGACTTATCTTTAATATTGGATAATTCTGTTCTTCAATAATATCTTCTAGAAAATTTTCTAATTTCATATTAAAAGTCTGGGTAGTTTTTATTGCTACCATATTTGTTTCTTGCAACGGATTCTGTTCTTGTATTAATATCAAGCGACGATCCAATTAAATTATTGCTTTCACCCTTACCTTTTTCATCACCATCTGATAATGCATTAGGGTGTTGATATGAATAAGCATTTTTATCATTGTATTGATTTTTATTCATATTTTCAACTCTACTATTAATATCTGTTAAAGAGCCAATACCTTTGTCTTCACCTTTACCTCTTTCATCACCATTAGATAGTGCGTTAGGGTGATTACTATTATATTGATTATTACTACGATATAGGTTCTTAGCTAATAACTCTTGTCTAGTATTAATATCTGAAATTGATCCTATTGATCCATTGTTATCTCCCTTACCCTTTTCATCACCATCTGATAATGCGTTAATGTTTTTTGAGTTATATTCATTTTTATCAGAATATGAATTTTTAACTGTATTGTTGATTCTGGTTTGAATGTCAGTTGCTGAACCAATCATACCACTATTCTCACCTTTACCCTTCTCATCACCATCTGACATAGCATTTTGGTGATTAATGCCGTAACCAGAATTTGTGGCATAGGCATTTTTTGATAAATGTATCTGTCTTTGTTGTTCAGCGATTATTTCTATCTGTGTTGCCATATTAATAATTTATTATTTTTTTTATTCTTTGTACCTCTTCAAACAATCCAAGGGATGTTATTGGGCTAATAGACGTTTTATCTGAATTGCTTTTAAACATGTTGGGTGAAATCTTTGTAGTTTCCTTTTTTTCGTGTGTTTTTAAAAATGGGTTTTTTCTTAGACCAGTTATAGCAGTATTATTATTTATTTTTTTACTACCCATTTTATTGTTCTTAACTAATTGTCTTTCACCGTCTAAAAATGTTTTAGCCCATTTTTCCATTAATTCACCACCACATAAATTATATTTGGTTTTTTCATCAACCTTGTTAACACCTTTTAAATCGTGTATAATTCTTTTAAGTTGACCGTAGTTAACTTTTTTTGTTGACAACAAGTTTTCTGCTCTTTGTCTACCGTCTGCCCATTGCGTGCCTAACGTAGCTAGAGTTTCATTAATTCTTTTAATAATATCTTCAGGTATATCGTATACCTTACCATTTAAATCTTTATTCACTTTTCAAATGATTTATAATTTTTTCTAAAGGGATGTTATTTTTTGATAACGTCTTTTTTAATGATTGCAATTGTTTTAAGACTAACGGGTTTATTTCCGCGTCGTCTGTTTCGTTATCAATAATTTCAGAATTCTTACTTTTATTAACCAAAACACTTTCAATGTAATCTTTTATAAATGTTTTTGGATTTTCAACCAATCTAACAAGATCTTTTTGGTCAGGAATATAGCCCATTGCTTCTAACCTTTCCTTTGCTTCATCTTCCGGAATGCCAAGTTTTTTTGTAAAATGGTTCAACGCCTCATCATAACTTGCGTCGGCACCCAGAGTGTCTTCATAACCCAAAGCAGAATCCATTTCAATTTCTTTAATGTTTTTGGTGTCTTCCCAAAGCGTACCCCATTGTCTTAATTGTGTTTGTGGGCCATATCCACCAGCAGGTATCCCCATTGTACCATGTGCCGTGTTTGCCACCTTATCTGTTCTTTCTTTAGATGTTATTGTTACTTTTTTAGCACCAACAGAAATATTACTTCTACTTATATTACCTTTATTATCAACTATCTCATCAACATCTTTTTCAACATCAATATTTACTTCTTCTTTCTTTTCGACCTTATCTGGTATCTTTTTGAAATTAGTTTCACTGGAAAATTCATCAGCTAGTTTAGCCCATTTTTTACCTTTTTTACCACCTTTTGATGCTTGTGCATAGAAATACCTTTGCTGCGCTTTTGACGCAAATTTCTCTTCGATTACCTGTTTAATAAAATTATTCATCTAAACGTATTTTTATATAAATATCAAACCATACGAAAGATATTTATAGAAATATGAATACACAGAATATTTTAAAGTATTTCGGAACAAAAATGGACCTTAGACTGGATTCTTCAGAGTTTTATGACTATGAAATATCTAAAATTGATGGTGATTACAATACTGATGTTATTGATTTAACTCAACCAATAGTATATAACACCCTAAAGATAAATGATAGTTTGGATGGATTTGATTGTGTTAGAACAACAATTACTCTTACCGAATATGATAATAGGGTTAATGACGCCGCGTATCCATACTCTGGATTTTCTAGTACACTTACATACGATTTATTTGTAGAGTGGGTTGGTTTATACCACAAATATTTGATATTAAATAACGATGTATATGTTTTTTTACTAGATAACGGTGAAGAGCACTTTATGAAAATATCTGGTTATAACGCACCATTGTTATTAGATGAACAAATGGGTGATACCGAAGTAAGTGTTATTGAGAGATTTAAAACAGATGGTTATTATAAATGTCAAGGTAAACTAGACACACCAACAGCATGTTGTGGAATTACACCTAAATATGGGGTAAAACCTTGGGCATACCAATTTATACAACCAGAACCTAATGAATGTACATTACCAATCATTGATAGACGGGTTGAAAAGGGTTGGTCATTAGATTTTATATTTAACAGGGAATCATTACCATGGTCATCTGGTGGTAAATTTTATTTTTTTGGAACCAGGGGACCTAATTCTTATGCGACAAGCGCTGATAGTATATTATCATTTGGGTTTACATCAGATAGAAGAATAGAGTGGACAGCAACAAGATATTCTGGGTATTGTGACACTATTTCCGGGTATACTGAATCATTTTATGTTGATGGTGATGTTACACCACAATTATGTACAATAGACGAAACTAAAGATTTTAATATAACAATAGTTTTTGATCGTTATAAAAGATTTACCGATTGTGACACAGAAAATCATGGTGGGTGGAATGATTTATTAGGTTGGAGGGTTAATGACTATTCAGATCTAGAGGTAACTGCGGTTACAAGTACACAAATAAGCACATACGATTCAACAAATGAAATGTTGAGTAAAAAATGGGCTGACGAGAAAGAAAGAAGATTGGGGACATTGAAAATATATCTAAACGGTAGGCCAATATATAAAAAAGAAAATTGGGAAGAGGTGGTTCCATCGTCTAGAGGTTCACAACCATTTATACAGTCGTGGGGTGGCGATTTAAATTTAAACCCAGATCACACCGGAATATGTTGTTTTAACATGAAATCAATCGGTTATTACGAAGAACCACTAGATTATGTACATGTTAGACATAATTTTATAACCAGGTTAAATCAATATGATTTCTTTATTTGTGGGCCAGATTGTGAAGATAACCTTTCGGCATATTTTTCCAATGCTTTGACAGACGAGGATGAAAATTACATAATAACAGATAATAACGACGTAATTCTATATTAAAATATTTATTTAAATGGCAGGTAAAAAAATAACACAATTAACAAGCGGATCACTCTCGAATCTAACATTAGATTCAGTATTGCCACTTACGTACTCAGGAACAACTTTTCAACATAATTCGAGGCATTTAAGGCAAATACTTGTAGATAGTGGTTCACACTATTTTACAGGCAGTCAACATATTAATGGAGATTTAACAATAACAGGTTCAGTAAAATCATTAATTGTTGGTACTGGGTCGTTTCATATAGATAACCCAGAGATATTACATGTACAAAATAGTGGAAGTTATAATATCACTCACTTTGAAGGTAACAACCAATATTACACGCAAATTAATTTACGAAATACAAATTCTGGAAGTAATGCTAGTGGTGATATAGTAATAACAGCTGATAACGGTACCGAAGGTGTTCATTTTGTTAATTTGGGTATAAATTCGTCAACATACACTGGAGGTCTTGTAGGTAGGGAAAACGATGCATACCTTTTAAATGTCGGCAAAGACTTATATATTGGAACTGTTGGTGGTTCCAATCATCCAGCTAAATTATATTTATTTGCAGAAAATAATTGGGAAAATCCACAAGTAACCGTACATACTGGAAGTCAAGTAACTTTTAATACCCCATCATTTAGTGAAGGGTACATGTATGAGTTTAGTGGTAGTGCTAAAATGCAAAATGACTTATCTATTAATGGTGAACTAACCATTGGTAGTGTAAATGAAAAAATAGTACTTGAAGTTAGTGGTGGGACATCGTCACATGAGTTTAATTATGTTAGTGGTTCTGTATTTTATATATCTAGCTCATTAGGTAATAATATATATAATGTGTCAAATATCCCAACCGAAGACTTAAATGCAGTTTCATTAACGTTTATAGTAAAACAGGAATCAACACCATATATTGCTTCATCATATAAACTTAATAATGAAAATGTAACAGTTAGATGGGCAAATAATGAACAACCAGTGGGTAATTCAAATAAAACTGATGTAATAGGATTAACAGCACTTAGAGTTGGATCATCTTGGAATATCTTAGGAACATTTACAACATTTGGATAATATATTATGATTAGTAAAATATCGTCAAGAGTTGGTGCAACAAGAATTTTTGTGGTTAGACCCAATGATGGTCAAGTCATACCGACTCCCACGCCTACTTTTACTATCACACCCACACCAACCGTAACACCTACAATAACGGTAACACCATCTATACCAGAAAATGATTTAACATATGCAATTATTCCTGGTAATGATATAGCTTATGTCATTATTCCAAATAATGATTTTACTTATACACTAATACCAACTAACGATTTAACAGCGACAATAATACCTAGCAATGATTTAGAATATTTAGTTCTCCCATTAAATGATCTTAATTATACATTAATACCAAATACCGATTTAACATATACATTAATTCCAAATTCCGATTTGGAATATTCGATATTAAAACCACCAACAGTATTTTTTGGTGAAATAAAATTAGGGGAATCTGATATTGAAGGAACTTGTAATTGTGCTGTATGGGAGTGTCCAAGATTTTATGTGACTGGTGATGGACCAACGTTCTGTGAATCAAATATTTTTGTAACAAATGGAGATGGATTTGGTTTTAGTGGTTGGGGAACAATTGTCCATAATGGTTATTATAAAACCGTTAATATGGATGGTAGTAATGTTGCAACATATAGAACCGATTGTGGATCTTGTCCATCTGTTCCAACACCTACACCAACTGAAACACCAACCCCTACACCTACGGAAACACCAACCCCTACACCTACGGAAACACCAACCCCTACACCTACGAACACACCAATCACTTCATCACCATATAGTTATACCATTCAAGCTAGAGCAATAGATGGTTCCAATAACAAATATGGGTGGGTAATTCAACAAGATGCATGTGAAGGGGGTGAATTTAATGTTACAATCTATTCCAATTCATCGACATTTGTTGATGGTATGAATTTTTATTCGGACATCAATGTTGGTGTTATTAATGATATTGTAACTTATATGGAATATTATTATTATTATCCTTTAGAAAACAAAACATTTAGATTGTTAAGTGGTAATATAGTTGGTGAGATTGCGTCGTGTCCAACACTGACCCCTACCTCAACACCTACATCAACTGAAACACCAACGCCAACGAATACTCCAACAACCCCACCTGAAGGTGCTGTATTAAATATTATAGTACCAGATGGAACCCCGGCAATTGTTTTTGATGGTGAAACATTCACTTCAAATATCTCTTATGGGTTAGTTAAAAATCAACAATACACAATTAGTGTAAATAATAGTAGTGGTAATTTCTTATATTGGTCAGGAACCGGTATTAATTTACCAGCGGCATCAACGCCTTTCACGGTAGTATATGTTACAGGTAGTACAGGAACATTACAAGCGGTGTTTGCTCAACCAACAGCAACCCCTACCCCAACATCAACGAACACTCCAACCCCTACGAACACACCTACACCTACTTCAACACCTACGAGTACACCTACACCTACATCTACGGCACAACCTTCAGGTCTTATAGTGACAATTTCAGAGGTTGGTTCTGATGTTATAATGTCAGGTTCAGGTTCACTTAATCTTACAGGATTAATTGAGGGTTCGGTACAAACAGCCGGAGGTATTAACGGTACGTTGGGTTATTGGGTAATTGGTCAATCTAATCTATTTTTTGCTAGGAAATTTTTTGGAAATAACCTAAATGTTTACCCAAATAGTTTCGGTTCAGGATATACAGCACCAACATCATACTCAGGACAAACATTTGGTATTCAGGATGGGTCATTAGGTAAAGATATTATTTTACCAATTGGTTACACTTCAGGTAGTCCGTTAAGTGGAACCGCAACATTTGCAAACAAAACAATATCAAGTATGGGATTAACACCTGGTACTTATCTGTATGATTGGGGAAGTGATTCGATAACATTACAAATCGGTTCTTAAAAATAAAAAATAACAAATAATAAAAGATACAACAGAATAAAGTATTTATAATAGACAAAAATAACAAACTATGGCAGTAGGAGCAAGAATAACAAGTACAAACTTAAGTGGTAAGACGGCAACAGTAACGTTTATACCATATACAGGGGCAACATCAGGTACCACGGTAAACCTTGGAACTAAAACAATCCCTTTCAATAACATCAATACACACCCGTATGGTGTTTATAATCTATACTTTGCTGAATATGATTACACATACTCATTAACTGTAGACCAACCAGCCACAAGTGTTCAATCGTTTGTTTATCAAAATAGAATAGTTAATTCTGACAACTATGGTGCTGCGTTTTTGAATTTTAATGATTTTACCGCAGAAATTATTGACTTAGGTGTTGATTCTACTGTATGGAATAATCAGGATATATATGTGTTAGATAATTCAGGTTATATGCACTATTTTGATGGTGTTGACAATAATGATGATAGATTAGTAATATTCACAAATGCCATTCACGAAGAAATAGGAAGATATAGTGGTACAACTGATGGTAATAGTAGAGACGATTTAGATGGTAAGTGGGTTACATTTGAAGATGTAGATAATGGTGTGTTAACTTACTCAAACGGTGTGGAAGTATTCACATACACTTGGGACCCAGCATTATATAGTATCGATATTGAGTGGAATTATGATGCAACCACGTCTGATGGTACAATGATTATCGAAAAATGGGAAGTTCCACCTTTAAGTGGATGGACATACAATGGACCAGGTACATCACACATAGTTAATCCAACTGACGGTACAACAACTTTATTTAAAACTTGGACAGATGGAACATACATTAGACATAAAATGACAAATTCATCTGATTTTATTGCTGTTTTAACTGAAGCTCAAGGTACCTCAGGTACATTCACAAATTTTGAAATATATAACACAAGTGGAACCATTTTAGAGACGGTTTCATTAACTGGTGCCACATATAGCAATTATAATGACCAATTTCACGGAACAAACAAATATACCATATTACTATGGGATGTTAATAACGTAGAAACACCATATAAAATAATAAGTTATAATGGTAACACATCAAACTTAATTGAAACATCACACGCTAGAGGTACAGGATATACAGAAAACAATATAGATGGAGATTCTGGTTTATATCCAGATAGTGAT